CCTGAAGGCCGGCGGCACCGGGCTCAACCTCACCGCCGCCGACACGGTGATCCTCTATGATCCGTGGTGGAACCCGGCGGTGGAGGCGCAGGCGATCGACCGCAGCCATCGCATCGGCCAGGACAAGCCGGTCTTCGTCCACCGCCTGGTGATGCTGAACACGATCGAGGAAAAGATGCTGGAGCTGCAGCGGCGCAAGGGCGCCCTGGCGGAGGGGCTGTACGATCCGGAGGCCGGCGCCCCCCTCGACATCACCGCCGACGATATCGAGATGCTGCTAGCCGGTGCCTGACTACGCGCTAACGCGCTGAGGTTCGACGCTTTTCGAACCCTCTTGCTTCCATAGTGCTGACAGGGCGCGGTGTGCGGCTCCTTACTGAATTCGCAGTGCTGCGCTAAGCGATTGATATTGCGAAGAAAATTTGGTTGCGGGGGTAGGATTTGAACCTACGACCTTCAGGTTATGAGTTATTTGGATGCGACTTCTATCCTCTACGCGCGATTGCGCAGAAATGCGCTAACTACCTGATATCGTTGACTTTTCATGGTCAGCGCGGCATTCTCCGTGCGATCGGCTACGACGAATTTCCTTCCCTCTTGCTGACATAGTGCTGACTGAAGGAGCCGCCGCAGCCTGATCGGGTAGCAGATTGTCGATCAGGAACCGCCGCATGGGCAAGCTTACCAAACGCACGATCGAGGCGCTGGCGCCGCGAGAAATCGACTACATCGCCTGGGACAACGACGTCCCCGGCTTCGGCGTCCGGGTGATGCCGTCGGGGCGTAAAAGCTTCGTTCTTCAGTATCGCGCCGGCCGCCGGTCGCGGCGGATGGCGCTGGGCTACGTCAACGTTGTGACGCCGGGGCAGGCACGGACGATGGCCACCCGCCACTTGGCGGCGCTGCGCCAGGGGATCGATCCGCTGGCCGAACGCGATGCCGGCCGCGACGCGGTGACGGTGGGCGACCTCGCCGGACGCTTCGATGCCGAACACATCGCGGTGCACCTCAAGCCCTCGACGCAGAAGGAATACCGCCGCAGCCTGGAGAAGTTCATCCTCCCGTTCTTCGGCAACCGGCCGATCGCCGAGGTGAGCCGCGAGGAGGTCGCCCGCTTCCACCACAAGTACCGGCACGTCCCCTACCAGGCCAACCGCTGCCTGGAGATCCTCTCCAAGATGTTCAATCTCGCCGAGCTGTGGGGGCTGCGTCCGGACGGCTCCAACCCGCGCAAGCACATCAAAAAGTACAGGGAGGAGAAGCGCGAGCGATTCCTGTCTGCGGCCGAGCTGCGGCGCGTCGGTGATGTGCTCGATGAGATGGAAGCTGAAGGGCTGGAGATGCCGTCGGCGATCGCCGCGGTCCGGCTGCTCATCCTTACCGGCTGTCGGCTGAACGAGATCATGACGCTGAAATGGAGCTACGTCGATCTCGACGCCGGCAGGTTGAACCTTCCCGATTCCAAGACCGGCGCCAAGGTCGTGCACATCGGCAGGCCGGCGGCGGATGTGTTGCGCTGCATCCCTCCCCTGCCCGGCAATCATTGGGTCATCACGGGCAAGAACCCCGGCGCCCGCCTCAACGATCTGCAGCCGTTCTGGCAGCGCGCTCGCGCTCGTGCCGGACTCAAGGACGCCCGCATCCATGACTTGCGCCACACGTTCGCCTCGGCTGCCGTCGCCGCCGGCCAGGGCCTGCCGATGATCGGCAAGCTCTTAGGCCACACGCAGGTGGCGACGACCGCGCGCTACGCACATCTGGCCGCCGATCCGGTCAAGGCGGCGGCGGAGCAGGTATCGCGTGCGATCGCTTTGGAACTTGAGTGACGGACTTGGCAGAAACCAGTTTCCAATGCTGACTCCTCCGCCATCCTTGGGCAAACAGTCTCCCCCGCCCCAGCAGGCCCGCAAGAGAGAGTAACCGCTGGCTTTTCGCTCTGAGCCTCGTGACCCGCTTTGCGGCCCAGAAGCCGGCTACGATCTCGCTCCCGCCCTCCTTTCCCAAGGCTCTGACTTCGCGGATGTGATGCGGATTTCGCATCTTTGTAGTCGCACGGGATTTTCTACTGTCGCTTTCCATACTGCGAACTTGACGGCTGGCCGTCCGAGAGGAACCGACGTCGAACTGCAAAAACTCACACTAACACATTTGCTAAGTTAGGTAGCGCACATGACTTTGAGAGCCGCTGCCTTCGGATCGCCGAAGAAGATCGGGTCAACGTGTTCAATAATGTCAGAGCTAACGTCGAGGAAGTTACGCTTGTTCTCGATGGGGATGAGGGCGCGCTTCGCGCCGTTGTCCTTCGCGATCTGAAGAGGCTCAGCAAGCGAGCGGAGTGACTTGATATTTCCCTGAACGCTGAGGTCACCAAGGATCAGAAGCGCGGGGCTCACGGGCGCCTTCCGCAGGGCCGAGCAGCAGGCGACAAAGAAGGCAACGCCGAGCTCGGCCTCGACGCGGTTTGCGAGCAGGTCGATCACCTCGACGTGGAGGTCCGAGACGTCGAGGTCGCGCGCAATGCCGAGATCGGTCTTCTTCGCCTGCAAGAAGCTGAATGCGCGCTGCACCGACTCCTTCATTGCCCCGGCAACGCCACCGGCGAGCTTGAGCTTGCCCGTGCCGCTCGAGACGGAGACCTCGACGCGGTAGAGACCGACAGTGGCGTCAGACGTGACGCCCGCGCTGTAGACGGTGCCAGGCGCGAGAGGGTCGGTGGAGATGAGGTCGCGTCCGCCTTGCTCTGGCACCCCGACGAACTTCTCCTCGCCGGTCTCCTGCAGTGTGTAGCTGAAGGACGTGTGGTAGTACTCGAAGGAGCCCATCTTCTTGAGCTGCTCCTTCACGCGCCTGCGCCCCTCGAGCGCGAGCTCGAGGACTTCGGCAAGCTCCTCGTGCGTGACCTCGCCGTGCGGAAACAGGATCTTCATCAGGCCCGAGACGGTCTTGCGGACGGCCTTCCGGTCACGGGCGTTTAGGTGGGCGCCGAGCGAGAAGTGGCGGTCAACGATCTCCGTGAAATTATGCTTCCGCATCTCGCGGAGCGCTTCCGCGAGGTAGTCGACGACGAACCCGTAGTGGTCCGTGAAGAAGTCGTTTCGCATCTTCGGTATCTCCCAACCTGGGAGGTAGAAGTGCAGGCGGTCGATGAACGCCATGTCGTCACGAATGATGTCCGGCATCGGCGCGAATAAGTGTCCCGTCTGGACCATCACGTCGACGGGTTGGTTCGTGTTGCCGAACATGGCGATGCTCGCGTCACCGGAGACGGCCTCCTGCCCGCGTTGAAAAGTGCCGGACTCGCAATACGTCTTCATCGTTGTGATTACCTCCTTCGGCATTTTCTGGAGGTCGGCGACCTCGTCGAACCCGACGACGTCCCAGATTTGCACCATGCCCTTCTGGCGTCCCGACATGTGACCGAAGAGGTTTGCAACCGTCGTACCGCCCGTGAGCAGAGCCGAGTAAGGTGACATCTCCTGAACGACGTAGCTCTTGCCCGTACTGCGCGGGCCAAGCTCGATGAGGTTGTAGTTGCGCTCGGCGAGAGGGATGAGCCGGACAAGGAAGAGCAGCTTCAAGCGCCGCGACATCTCGCCCGGCTCGTAACCCATGCTGCGCATGATGAGGTCGAGCCACTCATCGCTCGTGAACTCGCTCCGAACGCGGCGGTACTCCTGGATGTCGAAGGTCGCGATCTGGATCGGGGTCAGCTTGTCTATCCAGAACGGGTTCTTTCCACGCGACTCCGCGTCGTACTCAAAGCGCACATCGACCTGCGCCCAGACACCGCCCATCACAAGGCGCTCGTACTCTCGTACATAGTGCTCGGGCACGTGCACATTCTTGTGCCCGAAATTCTTCACCTCGGCCCAGTAGTCCGAGTCGACGAGGCGAACCTTCACCTTGTCGATGAAGGTGTGGCGCCCGCGGTCCTTGACCTTCGCCTGGGCCTTCATCGACTCGTCTGAGCGGATGTAGTTGTTGGCAAGCGTGTCGTGAACGACCTGCAGCCCCATCTGGATGGAAAGCTCGTCCGATGACGCGCAGTACTTGCCTAGGAGGAATTCGAGGACGAAGACCGGGACGTTGGCGCCAACCTTGACCTTCCGCACGAGATCTTTGCGCACTACCTTTCCGGCGAACAGGCAGTTTACCTTGTCGTCGAGCGCATCTCGGCTCGGAGCGATTCCGTTGCTCATCGCCTACATTCCAAGTCGAACTGGTATGTCGTTGGGCGATCGGTACAACTCTGCATCGGTCGCCGGGTCCTGCACCACAACGCGAAGCGAGACCGCGCTCTCGTCGGTGAGCAGGAATGCGACCGCGACTGGCTTATTCGGGTCGAGCGTCACGCACCCTGTTGTGCGGTCGAACTGCGCATCGACGGCCATGCCGACGGCGCCGACCTGCTTCCCCGCCGCCATCAGCAGCGGGCGAACCTGAAGCCCCGTCGCTCCCAAAACCAGCTGTTTCTCGCCCAACGTGAACGTCACGCTGAAGATACGGTTCGTGACCGCATCCGGGAGCGTGGACGCTGTTACCGGACCCGCGAACGGGCGGACGGACTCCCGAGCCTTAGTTCGCACGGTGAGCACTGGGACGACGAGTTCCTGAAGCGACGGGCCGCCGTGGTGGTACGCGAGATCGCCGCCGGCCCGGAACACGCCCGAAGCCGCCGGGAACACGAACTCCAGATCGGACAAGTAGCCGAGCGCGGACGCGGCGACGCGCACGCATCCTGCGGGCGTGCTCCCACCACGACCGATCCAGCAACGACGGTGCAGCTCAACGGTGTTGCCGCCCGGCACGTCGCTCCGCATGGACTCGTCCCGGTCGTTCGCGAAAAAGAGATGCCCGTGGTCGGCCGTGACGACCGCGTGCTCGAAACCGGCCGCGGCCAGCTTGCGGATGGCGCGCGCGAGGTTGTCGATCACCGTGTCCATGACCTTGCGCGCCTGGAAAGTGAAGCCGGTCTCGCCGGCGTGGTCGATCTCCTGCGAGCGGATGAGGACGACCTGAGCGCCGTCGAGCTTCTTCGCGAGCTTCGATGGCTGCAGGCTGAGCAGCTCATCGAGCGCCACGTCGACCAGCTTCGGCACCCTCGCGGCCGCGAACCTCTTCCGGCTCGCGAGGTCGGGAAGGAAGCTCTCCTCGATGCGCGCTCCGAGCTTACCTCCTTGCTCGACCACGGAGAAGCTTGCCGAGGCGCCAGGCATCAGAGCGGCCATACCAATGGGCGTGATGCTGGGCAGAGCGCCGACTGCTGGTCGGATGGCGACCTCCGACGATTTTGGCAAGCGCTCCGCGAGCTCGATGCCCATCTCGAAGCGCATTGCGTCGACAAGGAAGTAGGCCATGGGCTTCGGGCGTTCGGACAAAATCTCGCCGAAGATGCTGGTCTGATGGAGCGCCCTGGCAACCGTCCACCCAGCCCTCGCAAGGGCCTTCGTGAAGCCGTCCGCCATCGCATTACACGCGTCCTCGTAGGCGCGCCGAACGATCCCGAGCGGTCGTTCCTCCGGCTCCTCGTCGAGGTTGGTTACCCACGCCTCGAGCCGGCGCTGCGCCTGGTCAAGCCGATACCAGCCGTCCTTGCCTACGTATGCATCGAGCCAGACCGCGGCATCGCCCGAAGTCTTCCCCACGGCTTCTCGAACTTGGACTGCAGTGGTACCGAGCTCGGCCATGCGCCGAGTCGCCTCCCACTGCGCCTTTCTCCCGATGTCTCGGCCAGGCCAGAAGCTGTGCTCACGTTCGGCGACGAGCGCGATGGCATCGCCGAACTTCCCGCTCGCGATGAGGTCGCCGGCGTGGCGAAGAAGCGCGCGCTCCTCGAAGCGGAAGGTGTCGATCGCACCGAGCGCACCGGCAGGCAGCTCGGCGTTCTTAAGGCACAGCTCCTCCTCGACCCGATCCGCGAGCGTCGCATATGCATCTGCGTACCCGGTGCGCAGGCGCCGCGCAAGCTCGCGCACCGCCGATTCCCCGTCCTTGGACGATGGCTTCGCGACGGCGTCGAGCGATGCAGGTGCGTTAACGGACAAATCGAGCCGGAATTCTCCGGCGAGCACGTACCGCAACGTGACCGCGCGTAGCTTAGCGAGCGGTGCGTCGTTGGGCAGCTCAAGCCCGAGACGGGCCTTCACGAGCTTCGTCAGCTCGCGCGTGGCTTCCTTAATCACGATCTCCGCATCACGCACGTCGCTCACGAGCCACGCGGCAAGGAGCGCATCATTGCCGCTCGTGTCATGGAAGATGCTCTTCAGGATCGACGGAGGCTCCGCACCGGAGCTGCCTGTCGCCGCGCGCGCGAGATCGTCATACGACACCTTGCGGTCGTACGGTAGCATCTCGTCGACCACTCCCAGCGTGTATTTCTGGAGAAGGACGTTCTTGGCAAGCTGTTTGAGCTGCGGCTCCCAGGTAGTACCGGCCTTCTCAAGCTCCATGAGCACCGAAGCCCGTCGGTCGCGCGTGCAGCCTGGCATGTAAACGACGATCATCGCTGGGGTATCGGCGCTCACGTGCGGCTCGACCACAGCGCGAAGCTCGAACATTGAGCCGGCGTACTCGGCGAGTCGTGCGTTCGCGCCGCCGACCGAGACCGCAGCCGGCTCGCTCGACGCGCGAGGCCCACCACGCACCTCATCGACAAAGGGTTGGAACTCCCTACGCTCGTCGTACCAGACGACGACGCGACGCGACTTGAGCTTGTCGGCGAGCTGCTTCGCCACGTAATCGTGAAGTGGATGCATCAGGCATCTCCCACCTCGGCCGCGGCCGTGAACCGGCGACGATTACCGCGCACGCGGGCACCGTTATCAGTGGTTACCGGTGCTTCGAGCAGGCTCTTGAGCGCGGACTTGACCGCGGGCGACGAGCGCTCGCTCACGAGCTCGTCGACGCTGCGCGTGGGCGTATTGCGGGCCGTCCGCTTGCCATCAGTACCTTCGATCCAGAACACGTCTTCGAGTCCGTGGGCTATGGCAAGGCTTCGGTCTATCGCGCAGTTCGGGACCACGCGCTCGGGCCAGAGGTGCATCGCGAGGTGCGCCCAGTCATACCTGCCCTCGCAGAGCGCGTTCCAGGTCGACTTCAACTCATTCTGCCAGGCCTTGTTTTGCGGGACGAGCCGCCAGAGCGGCGCGAAGTTAATGACGACACCGTCGTCGAGATTCGGATTCCAGAGCGGGGCTACGCGCTTCACCTCTTCGAGGAACGTGCGCAGTTCCTCGACAAAAGCCTCCTGGGCCGCCAGCTCCTTGCGCTGCGCGGCGCTGCCCTTGTCGCGAAGCTCTCGTCTCAGCGATTCGAGGCGACGCGCTTCGTGCGAGAGCTTTGGCACTGCGAAGTCGTTCTGGATGCAGAAAAGCGTGTCCTTGCTGAAGGCGTGAATGTAGAGCCAAACGGAGTAGCTCGCTGAACGCGTTGCCAGCTGCCATAGGATCGGTGCAGTCCGACGGCTCTTGGTAAATCGTGCAATATGAACACCGAAGAGCGACGTCGCTATCCACGACCGCAGATTTCCGTCGCCAGGAGCGAGCGCTAATGCAAGCTCTTCAAGTATGGCGTCGCTTGTTGCCCAATACTCCTGCAGAACAGGCTTCACTGCGGCGAAAATATCCGACTCATGTCCCTCGTCGTCAACGAGTACCAGCACGCCCGCTGCGCTACGCTTCGTCGGAAAAGCTTCGAGTGCGCGCACCCGGCTTGTCGGCGGCTCGCATTGCGGACTCACGTAATAGTGCCCAAACTTTCGACCAATCACAAAGCTGATGAGGTCAACGGCGAGTTGAGGGAGCAGATCGCGGGTCAGGTCATGTTCAGTCGGAAACCATGAACCGACTGCACCGCGCTGACTCATTTCAACAAGCAGCTCCGCGTCATCAGTCGTAGCGCCCACAGCGTGGAGTACTTCAGAATCAAAGTTTCGCAGCTCGTCGGCGATCTCATCTCGCGTTTCAGTCCAGTACTCGCAGAGCCACTCTGCCGTTCGCGCAAGCGTTTCTCGTCGATGAGCGACAACGTCGGGCTGGACAAAGAATGGGCTGACTTCGCTAGGCGCCTCTCGTGAGATCAATTCGACCATTCGGCGGAAGTGCTTCTCAGCAGCAGGCGCAATACTCTCAACCCAGGGAATTTGACCAACATACGAGGGCTTATGGTGACGTTCCGGAGTGATCAGGCCCAATAGCCCTTCAGCCCATATTGAATTCATGAAGCCGCACAAGGCTTGTCTAGTGATTCCTGAGCCAGATGGAATTGCTGCCAAAATGGCCTTTCGACCGGGAATCGCCGCGTATGGAACGAGCGATGCGGCCATCCCACGTTCGCTCACATCGGGTAACCAGACGCCAGTAGATGGGTAGAATCCCTCGCCGCTAATGTATTTGCTCGGACTGATACCTCGATCAATGAATGCTGCCTTTTGCTCAGCTCCCCGCTGTGCCCAATTAACCACGCAAGCTACTTCCCCTGTGTAGGGCGAAAAACCCATCGGTTTGAGAAATGGAACCCAACCGTGCCCGATGTCTTCAGCCCTGACCTCAATGTGCAACCTAATGAAACGGACGTCCTCTGGGCATTGAAGGCCATTCACTAGCTGGACTACTCCAGTGCGCGCTCCACGATGTTTTTTACCGAGAACGGGATCCAAGCGAGGATACTCAGCAAGTTTCTTCCGGAGCGCGGGCGTCATGCGGAAGAGAAGCGCACTTGTGTATGGGTCTGCAGAATCCGCAAGAGCCGCCACGGACCATCCCTCGTGTACACGGCACAGCGCACGTAGCTTCTCAGCCTTAATTGGCGCACTCGCGATGTTGACGTAGGATGTTTGATTGGCTCGATACTGATTATGTTCAATTACATAGGCAGCAGTTCGGTTCGATGCTTCGTCGAGTTCGCCAAAGCCAAGCTCAACGAGGAGCGGCATGTTCGTTGAGGTTAGGAGCCAGTTACGCCGATGATTGAGAAAGTCCAGCTGATAGATGAACGAGCGCGGTGTGATTGCACCCAGCCGACCGTCCCGATTCAATAGATCAAGCCCGCGAGCAACGAACGCAGAGTACAGGTCGCCGCCGGAGGGAGATAGCATGGACTCGTGCTTGCTGCTCCTAACAGTCGCAAGCCCGAACGGCGGATTCATGAGAACTACGTCAAATCTCTTTTCAGCCACAGCAAGTAATCCAATGCCTTGCGATGCGTCGTCAGAGAAGAGACGCCGGCGCGTGCTCGATCGCGTTTCTTGGTCACTCACAAAACGCGTGAGCGCTAAGCGAATACGCTCCTGAGTCGGCATGAATAGGTCGCCGGTCTGGCCCCGTGGTGGCCGAGCGACGAGCCCCTCGACCCGCAGGAGCAAGCCTAAGTCGCCTGCAAGAGTCAGTGCCTCGACGAGCCCAATGAACACGCTTGCGAGCTCGACATCGCCAAGCTTCGCCACGAACTCCTTGGCGATCTGCTCGTCGACGACGAGCGGCTCGGCGACGACGATATTCGAGCGGCGGATCTGCGCCCGCTCCGCGCGGCCGATCCCGAAGTCGTGGTAGGCCTTCTGCGCGCGCAGCCACAACGCTAGCTGGGCGATTTGCGCGCAGCGCGGGTCGATGTCCACGCCGTGCAGGTTGTGCGCGAGGATGAGGCCCGGGGCGGCCTTTCTGAGCGCGTCGATGCTAGGGTAGTCTTCCGCGAGCGTACGGCCCGTCGCTTCGCTCTCCGGGCTCTCGGGATCGGCATGCGCCTCCTCGTAGATCCCGAGCAGCAGATCAAATGCGTAGAGGAGGAAGTGCCCGCTGCCACACGCAGGATCGAGCACGCGCAGGTCGCGGGGGTCCTTCTTCGCTCGCGGCGCGAACTCCTCGCCGGGCTTTCGAACCATGTACTCACAGCGCTCGGCCAGCACCGAGGTCGTGCCGTGCATCTCGTACCAGATACGGCCGAGCGTGTTGTCGCTGAGAAACTGGACGACGTAGCGAGGGGTGAAGAACTGGTTCCGCACTGCCAACTCGCGGCTGTCGCGCGGCGCCTGACTCTCCTCGCGCATCTTCCGCCGCTCGTCCGGGCCGTTGAAGAATTGGTAGACCCAGCCGATGGTCTCGTCCTCGCCCCACACTCCGGCGAGGTCGTTTGCGTTCAGGAGCTCGAGGAGCTGCTCAAAGGTCGTGCGCTTCGGCCAGAGCACAGTCGATAGATCGCGCCGGTCGAAGAGAACCTTTACCTCTGTCGAAAGTTCATCGAATAGGGACTCGATGTAGAGCCGGTAGCCGGCGCTGTTGGGCAAGAGCGGGAGGCCCGGGGCCATGCCGCAGAACTCGCGGTAGCCGGCTGACTGCTCGCCCTTAGTGACGCACTGCTGCACCAGCTCGCGTGCCTCAAGCATCTTGAGCGCGACGAACCTGTTCAGCGTCGTGAATGCGGCATCGCGCAGGTAGTCACGAACAGCGGCTTCCGCACCCATGCCAGCAGCGCGTTTATGGTCGATCGCAGCGACGATGCGTTCGCGTTGGAAGGCCTGACGAGCCGAAAGGTGCCCGCCGGCCTTCGCGGCCACAACACCATCTCGGTGCACATCGAAGTCGGCCTCGAGCTGCTCCGCGAAGTCATCCTGGAGGAGCTTCCGCGCTCGCTGCGTGGCGCGTTCGATGGCGTTGCGGGTTTCTTTGTTCACTAGGGCTCCTGAACGGTTGGGGCACTCGCAGCCGCAGCAACGACGTCGAGGTAGCGGCTTGCGAACCAACTGATCCGAGTAGGACCGCCGATACCACGCCCCGTCGGATGGTTGCTGGCAATGTGCTGCGCGACCTTTGGCAATAGAAGGACCAGCAAGCGGTCCGCCGAGTTCTCTTCGAGCTCGTATCGCGTCTCCCCAAGCTGCTGCAGCGACGCGCGAAGAGCAGAGAGTTCTCTGAGCGAGCGCTCCACGATAGAGTTCAGATCCCCTACCTGCTTCTGAATGCCTGCAGGACTATTCAGGCGAAGCAGCTGCAGCTCCTCGAAAAGGGGCCCTGCGTTCGTCGCGAAATCGACGCTCGGAAACCATCGACGTGCTCGAGCAACAAAATCGTACACATCCGTAAAGATAGTGGTTTGCTCGGCGTTCCTTGCGTCAGTTGCTGCAAGAAGCTGGCTGATCATTCCATCGCCCGAACGCGTCAGGTGACCGATGTTGACCAGAAAGATTCTTTCAAGTTCCGAGAGCTCGCCTGTAGGCTTGTAGCCGATATCATGCTCGATCTCGTTCCAGACGTGAGCCATCATGCTGCACACCTGAATCTCGCAGGGAACTCCATCAAGGTTCGAGTACGTACCGACGATGTCCTGTGCTGGCAGGAAGACCTCGAGATGGGTTGCACGATAGAAATTGTGGGGATCGGCTGAATGCTTATCTTTTATGTCAACGCTAACGGATGCGCCATTGCCACCGGCGAAGCGCCTTGAAATGGCCTCGGTCACTTTGCATTCATCGGTTTGTACGTAAGTCGCAACGCGTACAGCAGAGAGGTCGCGCACCTGGTCGAATACTGACTCCACCGTGGACATTGATTTCCTGCCGGTTTGAGCAAACTTCCGGAGTTTTGCCTCAAGGCTCTTCGGGCCTTTCGCTCTAAAGGTCACATGCCCGCGAATGGCGTTCGCTTCGACAATCTCGTAGCGACAGATGTCCGCCACTCGTGAGCACAATTTGAGATACCTGTCGTATTCGCGTTGATACCGTGCGACAGCCTCGGCAATCGTGGTTTCTAAGATCGTCATTGCTCTGACCTACTGGGCAATAACTTTCTTGCCTGCACCGATGAGGCGCGAACACTCTTCTCGAATGCCGTCGAGTGCCGCCTCCAGTTGTTCTTCTGTTTCAATCCCTTCGGAAAAGTAGCTGCCGATGCTCACTGTGACGATGCGCTCGCCGTCGATGATGCGCCGAAGCTCCGCTATGGCCGCGCGCAAGCGCCCCTCACAAGCGTCGCGGTCCGCGCGAAGCTGAGGGATGGGCACGCCCTCAGTGTCGCGCTTCTGCCCCCGCTCGAAAGGCTCCGCGAGCCGACGCTGCTGGTCCTCGCCGATCTCCGACCAACCCGGCGTCCTAGTGAGCGTGTCAAAGGCCGTGATGTACGCGGCGACGCGGGCCTCGAGCGCTTCGTCAAAGCGGCGCGCATGCTCCGCCTCGATGGCCTTGGTGTGCTGCTCAATCGCTGGCAGCTCCTTGAAAAATGTCTCGCGCGCGAGAAATTCGTCGAGAGCCACGGCGCGCGTGCGCAAGTCCTCCGTGATGTCGGGCTCCTGGCTCAGGAAGATCCAGAGGACCGACTGCGCCTTACGCGCACGATCGAGGTCCCGGAGGCGAGGCTCGTTCAGAACCTGCTCGAGCGCACCAGCGCGCTTGATGGCTTCTTTGATCGCGCGATGGCTCGTGTTGAACGTTGCAATCGCGTTGTCCTCCGAGCCTCGAAGAATCGCCTTCATCTGTCCGATGGCGCCGTCGAGGACTGCGCCGCCGGGAAGGCGATACGCGGTCAGCGTCGCTAGTGCGGAGGAGACGGCATCCTCATTGCGCGCGACCTCCTTGCGAAGTTCAGCGACGATGGCGCCGGCGTTTAGCTCCTTAACCTCGCTACCGAAGGTGTCGCGGAAGGCCTCGGAGGCCTTCACGAGTTCCTCGAATTCGATGCCTTTCTTCGGCCGGAAGGACGCCTGGCGGAATAGATTGTTGTTAGAGAAAGTGTCGCGTGCGTCAATGCTGGTTACCGTATCAAGCGTCTGCCCCTTGCTTGTCGCCTCGATCTTACCAGCGCGAAGCAGCGATAGGATGAGCAGTCGCGCGACATCGAAGTCCCAGCCGAAGGGCTCCTTGGCAAACTCGTCGGCGAGATAACGACCGCTGGCGGTATCACCGTAGTTCGCGCGCTCCTCGATACGGTCGAGCACTTCCTTCAGCGGACCGCTCTCGGCGCGGAAGACGGCCTTGCCCTTTTCATCACGGAGCAATCCGAGGCTCCCGAATACGGTTGGGAGCCCCTGAAGGTTCTCCGCGGTGAAGAGCGCGTCGGTGCCCCTCTTGACGTCGGTGGCCTTCGCCGCCGCCTCCTTGAAGCGGTCGAAGACCTCGGGCAGCACCTGTCCGAGCACTTCCGCGGCAGTCTTGCCGACGTCAACGGCTCGGTCGTCAGGGCTTCGGTCGTTACCTCGGAAGTAGATCCGGCCGGCGAGGAAGGCAGCACGAAGAAGGCGGCGCAGTTCGTCGTTGTGACGACGCTGCCGAATACGCTCGTCCGCAATGAGCGCTGGAGTGTCTTCGCCCTTCGTCTCGCGCTCTTTGCGGGCTAGCATCTCCTTCGAGCGGAACAGCTCGACCGTCTCACGGTCGATGGCATCGGTCAGCGCGACGGCCCAGAAGACGTGTCTACGCTCTTGCTGACTGCGCGTGCGCAGCTCGCTCGCGAGCGCGTTGAACTCCTTTCCGTCCTCGGCGAGGTGAACCTGGAACATCATTTCGCCGCTCGTCACCTCGCGGCCGTGGATGGCAAGGCCCGCCTTGAAGGTCTTGGTGTCGAAGAGCGTGTGCGTCGGCTGCGGCTGCCAGAACGCCGACAGCGCTTCAGAGTAGAGGCGCTGGGCGTCGCCAGGTTTTGGGCTGATGCCGTTGCGTAGGCGCTCCCAGTCGTCCTCGGCGGGCGTCGGGATGCGGTAGCCGTCATCGCCGTGGCGAACCTTGTGAGCCGCCTCGAGCTCGCGGAGCGCTTCCTTCACTGAGGCGAGCTGCGAGTCCCCGCCGACGCTCGGGTGGAGCGCGGCGGCGATGTTCTCGGCGCTGCGATGCACGCTCTTCACGTACTGGAGCAGGCAGATCACCTTCGCGACAGGCCGCGCCAGCGGGTGGTTCAGCTCCTTGGCGATGGCAACGATCTTCGCACGGATCTCAGAGCCGATGTTCCCCTCGACCAAGTCGTAGACGTGGTCGAGGCGTACCAGGTTGCCGAACTGATTGTCGGCGAGGTTCACAGCCGGGTTGATAAGGAGCTGCTGAGCGAGCTTGATAATGGTGCGGTTCGCGCCGCCGACGTGCCTGCTCGTGCCGCCCTGTGTGCGGAGGCCCGAGACGACCTGGATGATGAGATCGATCTGGTAGGGCAGTAATGGGTACAGGTCGATGAAGCTCTCGCGCGACAGCTCGGGGAGCTTGATGTCCGCGGTGAGCCGCGTGTGCTCGGTGAGCCGACCACGGTGCTCGTCGAGAAGCCTTCCGAGGGCGGTCTGCGCGGTCGCGTTCTTCGAGAGTACGCGACGGCTCGTTACTTCGGAGATGTCTGACGGCTCCAGGTGAACCTGGAGCGGGAACCGGTCCATCAAGCGCGCGAGCTCGATCTTTTTGTCGTCGAGGCCAGAGACGAGCTCGCCGAGCTTCTCCTGTGAGGTGACGACGACCCAGTGCTTGCCGCGGCCCTTCACGCCGAGGCTCTGCACGATCGCTTGGAGGTCGAGCATCTTCTGAACATCGCGCGCGACGAACTGGCCGACCTCGTCCACGACAAACATGAGCGAGCGGCCGGGCTGCCGTCGCTTCATGAGCTCGCCAACGCGCTCCGCGAGCTTGCCGGGCGTGATGTCTGCCTTATTTTTGACGGCCTTCACCCATGAGTCGGCCATCGGGTAGGTCTCGGGCTCGAGGCTGTGCAGCACGCGGCTCGCCTCTGAGAGCGCGAATGCCACTTTTCCCTTTTCGGCGGACCAGTCCTTCTTGAAGAGCCTCTCGTACTCCTCCTCGAAGCGCGCGAGCTGCCCCTTCTCCTCAAGTCCGATCTCAAGCTCCGACAGATCGAGATCCTTCGCGTAGCCGAGGCTCTGCAGGAAGAGCCCGTACATGATCTCCGTGAGCGTCTGGTTGCCGCTGCGGATTCCGCGATCGGTAGAGACGTCGAAGATGACTGCGTGCGTCGGGATCTTCTCGTTAATCGCATTGAGCAGTACCTTGAGCTTCTTGTCGCCCGCGCGCTCGGCGAAGCGCTGGCCGGCCGATTCGCCCCCGACTTGACGGTTCGCAACCGAGAGTCCGAGCATCTTTGCAAAGCTCGACTTACCGGAGCCGAAGAAGCCCGAGACCCAGATCGCGATGCCCTCGTGCGGCTTGTTCGGGGTTTCGCGGTACGCGTCGAAGATGCTCGTGTAGTGCGAGCGGATTGCATTCGTGACGACGTACTCGTTGATCTCGTCGAGGATGATTTCTTCGTCGGTCTGGTCAACCTTAATGACTTCTTCGATGCGACGGTAGATGTCGTTCGCGAAGAGCGTCTTGATGGGCATCTGGGTCGTCATCGGGTTAATCTCATCAGAAGATTTTCGGCCTGTAGTTGTGCTCGGCGTCGAGCACACCCATGAACCGTAGGCCAGCCGCGCCATCGAGGTCGCCGGGGTAGAAGAGAATGGTCGGGACGTGGACGCGCCCCTTGAGCTGCTCCAGCAGCGAGAAGGTCCGGTAGACGGGGAACAGCGCTCCCGTTCGCAGGATGACGACCACGTCGCGGAACGGGTTGGGGTCGTCCGGCATACGCGCCGCGACAAGATCGACGAGCGGTGAGTATTCGGAGAGGACCGAGTGGACGGTCTCAACGATGGTTTCGACGCCCTGCTCCCGCTCCGCGCTGAACCACTCCTCAAGCGGGCGCTGGGACCGCATGGCTTCGTCGAGGCACTCGGCAAGCGAGATGCGTTTGACGCGCTTCCCCTTCTGCGAAAGCCGAGTCTCAAGCAGGGTTACCTGCTTCCGAAGATCGAACTCCTTTCCGGGATCGTAGCGGAAAAGCGCGTACGGCATGTCGTGGTACGCGCTGATTCGCTCGCGAGGATCCGCCAGCTCTAGCACCGGCTCGAGGCTCTGCTTCATGCGCTGTTCGAGATCGCTCATGCAACCATCCTCTCTGCGTACTCGCTGGTGCTCGTGCACGGGAGGGACAGCTGCACTAGGCTGCCGGCGACCTGGTATTCGAGCTTTCGGAACTGGTGCAGCCTGAGCACTTCTTGCTCGACGTCGGCGGGGCGCATCAGGAACAGGCGCCATTCCGGAGAGCAAAGCACCATGCTGGGGCTCAATTTGTTGTCGCGCATCGCGTGCAGCAGGTAAAGGAAGCTCCGCTCAGGCAACTGATAGGAGGCGAACTCCTTTGTGATGGAGCCACGGAGGAGCCCAAAGTCGACGGCGATTTTGAGAAGGCCGGCCGCGACCCGCTGGGTCGTCTTCTCGGACCATGCGTGCTCGACAGTGGCCCCGCGCTTGCGGATGCTGCCGAGGTGCGCTTCGACGTCTGCGGACCGAATGCGGAAAGTTCCGGCTTCATACGCGCCGAACAGCCACGTCTCAAGGAAATCGCGAACGAGGAACTCGTCACGCGTCATGTGCCAGAGCAGCAGCGGCTTCCACTCGTCTAGCGAGGCGCCGTGCTTGGCAAGGACGACGAGTGGCCGATCTCGTCCGCCGGGATCAAACCTTCGGTTCAACACCTTGACGACGTCCCGGAGCCACGTCGCGCTGCTAGCGCCGATGAAGTTCTCGGCGTGAAGGCGTTCGAGATTCTCGCGTTTCGAACGATCGAAATTCCATGCCGCGAAGACGGAATAGGTCTCCTCAATCATCGCCCCCTTGATGACGGTGAACGAAGACGCAACGTTCGCCCGGAACTGCGACATCATGCTTCCGGTCTCTTTGCGTAGGGAATTGTCAGAACCCCAGGCTCCCCGAGCGCGAAGCCGAGAGCAAGCAATGCGATATCTGCATCTGTCCCACCAAAGACAACAGGCAATGGAACAGCGCGCCCTTCCGCAGACCGACGGAGTCGTGCGTAAGCGTCAAGGTCGCCCTTAGAAACCAATTCGAGGTTTGTCAGAAGATCGACCAGGTTGGTGCTGCCGAAGGTTTCGAGCCGGGCAAAGAATGAATTCCAATCGCCAGCTTGATCAAGCCAGCGCTCCCAACGTGCGTCGAATTCTTCCTCGATGGCCTCAGGTAGCTTCCACAACGTCACGCAACTCGGCGGATTGAACAACTCGTCGCATCTCTGGGTGGCAATAGCAATGACAGATCGTGCCTGCGCAAAACAGTAAGTACGCGAGAACCCCCGACGCAAGACCGCAGCGCCCACTCGACCTAATTGACCATTGCTATTCCACCATCGAGCGACGTCAAGCTCACCGAATCGCGCGACAACCGCGCGAATCTTGAAAAGTCTCTCGAAATCTATTTCTCGATGCTCGGCGGTCATCAGTTGTCCCTATTTGCCTTATGGAACGTCGATGTGTCTCCAGCGCCTTCAGTCTCTCCAACTCCTTCACCGCCATCACGACGAGGAACGGCTTGTCGGTGACCGCGACCGGCGCGATGCGCGCGGAGTCGACGAGTTCCACGAAGTGGTTCTTGGCGTCGGCCGAACAAAACGTACGCATGACGAATTCCGCCCCAGGCATGAGTTTTAGCCAAGATAGACAGACTCGCAATCCGGAACAGTGCACGGACCGGCGGGCCCCGCCCAATCTCAGGCCGACCGGCTGCCGCCCATCCAAGATCGCCTTGATGATGTCCGAAGAGAGCAGCGTCAGCCGCAGCACCTGACTGGCGTAGGACGGGTTGATCCCCTGCGCTGTGGCCAAGTCCTTCACCGTGGCGTAGTGCCCCGCCTCAAGCATCCGGCGCCACCGAAGGCTCGCGCCCGCGCCTTGACTAGGATTATGTCCAGGCGCGCCGGCGCGGCTAGCACGCCCGGGCTGATCACCGTCTTGCGGACGCTGCCGACCGCCGACCGTCAGCGTATTCGCGCCGGTGCACATGCGGCGGCCCCTCCGACGTAGCCCGCCGGGCAGCAATGTCCCGCACTAGGCTGGCCAGTCCATCGAGTCGGAGAAGGACGTGGGCGCCGACGACTCCAACCCCGCTCGCTCCACCAGCAGCCGCACGATCGACGCCTGCTCGGCCGGGAACAACGCTTCCCCATAGCGGCCGGACGTCTGTGACGACTGAATTACATCACCGACATGCCCGCGCCTGCTCCCGCATGACTTGGTAGTCCGCCAACATGCGCTCGATAGCCGAGCCGGACGGGAGGCGTTCGAGTTCGCCGGCTGCACGCGCCAGGAACTCCCGACTGTAGGCAACAATGGGCGGACAGGGTGCACCATCAGAATGTTCCGTCGCGCATCCGGCGAGCAAGCTCGCCAACATCGCGAGGACGACGGCTCGCAGCCTCGAGCTGGTCACGTTGCACCTCCACGGTCCCCCGCATCTTCTCGACGCGCTCGGCATTGCGTCCGGCCTGCCGGGCGCCGAAGAGCACCCCGGCGACAGCGGCCGCGGCAGCGAGCCAGCCCAGGATTGTGAGCACATGGCGCAGCAGCCAGCCCTGGAGGAGCAGCAACATCAGCGCAGGCCCTTGCGCCGGTCATCGATGCGGGCCCACAGCATGACCCCAATGCCGATCAGCGTAACGGCGAGCAGTCCCCACTTCGCCGCATCGAGGTACGGCACAACGCCCACGAGCGCGTCGTGCGCTTGGCCCATCGTCTCTTGGATGGCACCGATGGCTCCAGCCCCGATGGTGCCGACGGCGGCCGCCTGCCCGCCTTTGACCGTCCGCGATTGCTGCAGCGAACGTTCGGGCGGCATGACACCGGCGCGGATCAACGCTGCGTCGATCTGCGCGTCGGTGTAGGGCTGGCGGCCGTTCTCGACCCGGATCATCGCCGCGAGGATCGGCTTCAGGCAGGCGTAATCGTGCAGGTCGAGCGGCTCGTCAATGCCGAAGCCGCTCGCCTTGGAAACCGCGCGAGCATATGCCTCGGTGTCGTTCTCGTTCGGCGGCGCCCACACCGCGACGAGCTTGCGGATGGTGTCGAGATGCCGGCGGTCGTAGTGCGCGATCAGCAGCACCGCCGCCGCGCGCAGCCCCATGATCGGATCGTGGAACTGCTCGAAGGCGCCATCGCTGTTGTGCTTCGGCGGCACCCGGCCCTGCCAACGGTTCTCGGTAACAATCCGAATGTTCAGCGGGTTGTTGTTGCGGATGCCGCGCGGCAGCATGGTTTGAACGGTCATCATTTCCTCCGGACATGAAAAAAGCCGCCCGAAGGCGGCCGTGGGGAAAGCGTCGAGGGATTGTCGGCTCAGTGCAGGCCGACCGGGTTGGTCAGCAGGTAGCCGATGATCGAGAGCAGCAGCGCGATCAGCGCGCCGGTGATGGTGACACCGGTGTTCATCACCCGCTTGAAGATCTCGTACACGACATCTTCCTTGGCGACATGGCTGGTCAGCGCGTCGCGGATCTGCTGGATGTCCTCCTTCACCGTCGCCAGCTCGGTTCGCTGGTCCTGGACCATCGCGCGCAGGCCGTTGTGGAGCGTGCCCTTGATGTCCGCGACATCGCTCTGCAGCGCGCGGATCGCGGCGGTGTGCTCGTCGGGGGTCATGATGGACACTTCGATCCACAAGAACGGTGTTCGGGCGGCATCATCCCGCGGGCACGACACGCGCCGCCGGGGTGGCCAGACCTCAGGTGATCACGCAGATGCTGGGACGCGTCGCCGCGGAGTCCGTCGCCGCCTGCAGCCAGACCTCGACGCCGACCTGGGTGATCACCGCTGATGAGAGCGTGCGCACCCACGCCTCGACGCCCGTCTGCGTGACGACCATGGCCGGGTCGCCCGCGTACCACGTTTCTGTCCCGCCCTGGGTGACGCGCAGGTCGGTCATGCGGTGACCTTGGCGCCGATCTGAAGGGTGTTGACGGCACCGGGAGTCCAGGCGGCACCGGTGTCGGGATCGAGGGTGTCGACACGGGTGAGCCAGGCGTAGGAGGTCGAGAGCGCGGTGTCGGCACCGCCGGCCTCGGTGGCGCCCGACTTGAGGCGGACCTGCCCGCTGCGGCTGCCGGCGTCGGACTTCCTGGCGAATACGCGTGACTGCACGGCGACGATCGCGGCCGGCGTGACGGCCAAGGGATCGAGGTCGTAGAGGTCCTCATCACCGACGCCGGCGCCGTAGACGTAGCTGGAATCGCCATCCTCCGCCGGCTCGTCGACGTTCATGGCGTTCTCGACGGTGATCGTCATCGTGGCGTACCAGTGGTACAGGTTGGTGAGCGAGCCGGGAACCGCGGGGTTCGGAAACCCCGAGGCGTAGGACCGCGCGGCGCTGTAGGACTGGCGGAACGCGGTGACGTAGTCCTTGCTCGCCCACGTCGCATCGGCGAGGAACGCCAGCCAGTAGCCCTCGCCCTTGGTGATGGTGGCGGGCGACGCGTGGGTGAACGTGACGAGGCCGGCGGCGGGATTGGTCACCTCGTCCGAGACCGAAAGCAGCGTCCCCGGCCCGTTGTCGGTCCCGTCGGCGGCATAGAGCGCCATCCGGAGGTGACCGGTCATGCTGGCGTGCAGGTTGGCCGTCGTCGTGTGCACGACGCCGCTGCTGGCGGCGATGATCGGTGTCTGCGGACTGGTTGCGGCACCGTTCCAGTAGAGGGTGCTGGCCGACTGATTGGCGTTGCCGGTGCTGCCGGTATGCCCTTCGGTGGCCGTCGTCGGCAAGGGCGCGAAGTCCTTTTGCGCGGTGTCGGCGGACGCCATCAGCTGAACGGCACGAACGTCGCCGATCCAGTCGTTGGGCGCCGCACCGTGGCCCGAGTAGATCAGCAGATCGTCGATGACCTGGGTCACCACGGTGGCGATCTGGACAAAATAAAGCGCCAGGGCATTGGCGTAGGGGTTGGCGGTGCCGCCGCGGGTATTGAGGCCGGTGGCGCTGAAGCTATCGCCGGCGGCACCGTCCTTGCGCACGGTGAACGCACCGGCACCATTGTCGATCGTCACCTTGAACTGGAAGTGCGCCCAGACGTTCTGCTGGAACGCGCCGGCCCAGGTGGCGAGCACGGTTCCGGTGACGGCGCTCTTGAGCAGGATGTCGCCGTTGGACTGGAAGACGATCGAGCACTGCGCGGTCGCGCCGTCGCGCAAGGCGATGGTCAGCCCCTGGCTGGTTCCGCTCAGCGCCGTGGTCTGGCAGAAGGCGACGGCGACGAACAGGGTTGCCTCGTTCGACCCCAGCGACTTGGTCAGCGCCGGGTTCACCGATCCGCCCAAGCTGCCGCCCTTGAGCGCCCGGCCGGTGGAAAACCGGGTGTTCGACGTTTCCAGCTGGACGTAGCTCGACGTGCCGACGCTGTCCCAGTGTCCCGCCGCCGCGTCCGCGGTCGCGGCGTAGAAGTCGAAGCTGTCACCGATGAGCCAGGCCATTAGCGTGCCCCCGCCAGAGTGATCGAGATGTCGGCCAGCGTCGCGTCGGGCACGGCAGGTGCGATCAGCGTCAGGACGTCGCCCGCGGCGAGCACCACCTGGCTCGCGAAGAGGAAGGTCGCTGTGGTCCCGGCGGCGGCGAAGCGCACCGTGCCCTTGGAGACTCCACCCACCTGGATATCGATGTCGGTCTGCGCGGTTGCCGCCGCGCCGGCGGAGCCGCGGCTACCGGTGAGGATCTGCGGCAGCGTCACCGGCCGAGGTGCCACGAAGCGCAGCAACAGTACCGATGAGCCCAGCATACCGGGATAGAAGCAGGCGATGTCGTAGGGCTGGGGTCCGGCGAGCGTAGAGACGCTCTTCGGTGGCGCCGCGGCAACGATGCCGGTGCCGTCGCAGCGGAGGATCTGCTCATCGCCGGCGGCGATGGCAACGCCGCTGCCCGAGGCGGTCCTAACCGTCACCATAAATCCGCCGGCCGTCTGATTGGCGACATCATAAAACTTGCGTGCGGCCGGCACGATGAGGGCGCGATCGGCGGTGAGCACGCCGGTACATTCGAAGGACAAGTTGGCCAGCGCCTGCGCGGAGGTCAGCGTGACGTCGGCATCGCTCATGGCGACGGCCAGCTTCTCCGCAGCTGCCCCGGCCAGCCGCTCGAACGCCTCGTTGGCGGTGATCTCCTTCTGTGCCTGGTTCGAGGCGATCGGCGTGATGCCGAGATTGTCGATGGCGCTCATGCTCGCTTTCTCAAACGGCAGCCCGTCCGGCGAAACCGCGGCCGACCCGGGAGGACAGCTGATAGACGGCGACGGCGATGTTGGATTGCGGCGCGCCGAAGTCGGCGGTCTGCTCGGCCGCCAGATAGGACGCCGAGGGCACTCTCAAGCCCATGATGGTCCGCAGCACCGCGCCGTCGCCGTCGAGGATGTCGACCTCGTAGGCCTCGGCCGGCTCGTCGAGCGGCACGTCGACGCCGTCGCTCCATTCAGCGTAGAGCCGCGCCCGGCGGATCCAGGTGATGGTGAGATTGTTGCTACCGTCACGCGATCCGGCGATCGCCACCGGCGCGTACGGCTTGAGGCTGGCGCCGGTGTCGGTGAACAGCGTGTCGCCGGCGGAAGCGATGGCGAGGCCGGCCGACACCGCCTTGTAGTGCAGCGCCGTGTTGCACCAGGCCATCGGGTCGACCACCCGGCCGATGGTGCCGGTGTCGAGCAGCACGAAGCGCTCGCCAATCACGTGCGATCCTGTCGCCCATTCGGTCCCCTTGCGGCCGCGCATGAGCCCGGACAGCTGCCAGTCGGTGCCGCCGAGCGGCGTCGCGGTATCGAAGGTGAGGATCTCGTCGCCGAGCAGCGCGGCATTGGCGCCGTTCAGGCTCTGCGCGCGGGTGACGCTTTCGAGCGCGCCGTAGGACAGCCGCACCGTGACGGTGTTGACGTCGTCGTGCACCGTGGTCGGCCCGGACGGCAGCGCCGTCGCAGCGAAGCCCATCGGCGTCGGTGCGTCGCTGCTCGCCACCTGTGTGTAACTGACGCCGTCCGGGCTCCGGTAGAGCGCGCCGCCGCGCCAGGAGTCGCTGGCGCCTGCCATCGCGTAGTAGAAGCCGACATCGTCGTCGGCATCGCGCAATGGTGGCAGGTCTATCAGCGCCAGCGTCGCCGGCTCGATCGCACCGGTGCTCTGGCCGATGAAGGTCGAGCCGCTGCCGGGCGCGGTGGAGTCAAGGTAGACCACCTCGTCAGTGCCGGCGCCCCTGAGTTCGAGCACGCCGTCGGCACCGAACGCGATCTCGGTGACATACAGCGGCACCTGCGTCGTGCCCACCGGATCAAGTCCGGTGGCAGGCTTCCAGGTCAAGGTCAGCACGTCCGCCGGATCGTAGCGCAGGTAGGCGAGCGGCAGCGCGATCGCGTATTGCGTGCGCATGATCCAGGCGAGGTAGAGGCCCTTCTGCGCCACCAGGATCGCCTCGGCGGCGGTCATCACGATCGGCACGTCGGCGGTCTGCTGATCGCGCGAGCCCATCGTCTGCGCGATCCGCTTCGCCTGCTGCGCACCGATCTGGAAGTCGCGGTCGACATCGACGTACTTGACGATCATGCGGGCCGGCAGCTCGTGGTCCTGCTTGCGCGTCTCGCCGACCCTGGCGACCGCATCGCCACCGGAACGCGCCGCCAGGTCGCTCTCGGCGATGGCGCCGATCGCCGCGCCGCCGCGGAATGCCCACTTGACCTTGCCGTCGGACTCGACGCCGTCGAAGAAGAACGCCTCGCGCAGCGGCTCGATCGCCGCGCGCGCGTCGCTCTCTCGCCCGACGGCGTAGCCGCGCACCCGCTGCGGCCTGAGCGCGCTCGCGTCGTAGTCGGTCGCCGCTTCAAGGCCGCAGAAGTCGCAGAGGTCGCCGACGATCTCGTCGAGGCTGATGTCGCCGGTCAGGCTGAGCGTGCCGAATTTGCTGAAGTAGGTGGTCCCCGGCACATAGCAGAGGCCGGCGCCACCGAGGTGCCCCCAGAAGTAGAGCGCATCACCGGTGTGATAGACGATCGTCGCCGCGTCGTCGTAGAACGCGCCGGAGCCGGCAAGGCCGGTCGCGCCCACATCGCTATCGGCGTAGATCGGCCCGGCCAGGCGGGCGACCTGCCTGGCGATGCCGGTCGCCGGATCGTAGAGGAACGGCCGCGCCGCCGCCCACATCAGATGGTCGTCATGCAGCTCGGCGTCCGACACGCCCATCATCGTGAAGATGACGAGGAAGCTGCCGTCGACCTGCTTCTCGATCAGCGCCGGTTGCGTCTGGTAGGCGTCCTTGCCGCCCGCCCCGCCGTTGGAGAGATAGTGGTACTCGTCGGTGAACGGCAGAGCCGCGCCGCCGGCGGAAAGCTGCCAGTCGGCGTTGACGACGGTGTAGGCGGGAGTAGTGAGCGTCGCCGCATGCGCGGTGTCGACGAGGCTGGCCATCGCTAGCGCCGCGAACGCCACCACGCCGAGGTCGACGCGCACCATGCAGCCGTTCGGGTAGGCGGGGCCGAGGACGTCGCGCACCTCAGGGTTCTTCAGGCTATCCGAGATGACCGGGTCGAGGCACCATTCGGTGAAGCCGCGATTGACGTAGCAATGCCACAGCGTCCGGGCCTGCGGCACCGACGGATTGCTGAGATCAAGCAGCGGCAGGCAGAAGCCGCAGTTGCCATTGGTGTTGCCGTTCCACTGCGCCGCCCAGTAGAGCTTGTCGGCGAAGCTGGTGGACCCGCCGATCGGAGAGAACTGCAGATACGGAACCTCGTAGGGCCGCCAGTTGGCGGGTGGCAGCGGCGAGCCCCAGCCGCCGGTGTAGACACCGCTGGTGATCTCGTTGACCGACGGCAGCACGACGACCGTGACCGGCAGGCCGGTGTAATTGCCCTGCCCGGTGATCAGGATCGGGTCGTCCTCGGTCTGGTTACCGGCCGTGCTGATGCTGTAGTCGGCGCGTACGTCACCGAACGGCACGCCGTTCAGCACCTTGTCGTAGCGGACGACGCCGAGCACGTTGGGCGTGCCGCTGGCAACCGCGTCCGTGATCATCACCCACTGACAGAAGTGGCCACGCTCCGCCCAGTAGGACTGGAAGGACAGCAGCAGCTTGTTGCCGGCAGCGACGGGTGCACCGAAGCAGTGGCCGAGATAGACCTCGGGGTCGGTGTGATCGACGATCGCCGTGCCGGCGAAGCCGTCGACCATGTCGGCCATCTGCACGGCGCTCAGATCCCAGGCGACGCTGAGGTCCGGCCTGATGGCGACCACCTGGTGATGGTAATTATCATCGCTGAGGATGTAGTTACCGAAGCTGTCGGTGGCGTGGCCGTAGCTGCGGCGGACGTGGGCGCCCGAGGAAGGGCCGTAGGTGTCGTAGATGTAGCGGGTCTTGCCGACAAACGCGGAATCGAACGCGGCCTCGGCACCCGCCTTGCTGATCACCTCGATCTTGAAGTTCGGCACGCGGTTGCCGAAGTCGGCGAGCGGCAGGTCGGTGAAGACGATATAGGCGAGGCCCCGATACGCCGGCGTCGCGCCGACGCCCTCATAGGACTGGATCGTCGGATCGGGCGCTTGCGTCTCGGTGCCGGTGTAGAACGTCATGGTGCCGTTGTACTTGCCGCCACCGCCGGCATCGCGGATCAGCTTGCCGTCCGCCCAGATGCGTCCGAAGGAGGCGATCTGCCCCGCGCAGACGCCGACCGCGAAGTTGCCGTAGTAGCTATAGGTGACGTTCTTCGCCGACGGACCCGATGATCCCTTGCCGCCGGACGACTGCGTCCTGGTGCTGCGCACCTCCTTGAGCGGCCGCTGCCAGATCAGGTTGCCGGCAAGCGCCACCTGCCCCCAGCAGTGCGCGATCGGCTGGCCGTAGGACGCGTTCTGCACCAGCAGATCGTTGACGCGTGGCCCCGTCTGCTTGATCGCGCTGGCGCCGAAGATCGCCTGGTCGATCAGAGCGCCGGCCATCGAGCCGAGCTGTGCGCCGATCATGCCGCCGATCGGCCCGCCGAAATAGCTGCCGACCGCCGAGCCGGCGACGGTCAACGCCAGCTGTGCCATGGTTCAGGTACCGGGTGCCATGAGCCAGGAACCGGGACGGAAGAAGAGTCGCGAGTTCATCCTGGTTCCCGGTTCCTGATTGCTGGCTCCTGGAAAGGGAAGCGCCAGGCGGCGATGCAGCGCTGCGCCCAGCGCGCGTCGAGGCGATGCTCGACGACCCTGCCGACGCTCTCCAGCGCGTGGATGATCTGATTGTCCGGCGCCAGGATGGCGAGATGGCGGGGGTGCCGGTCGAAGCGCAGCCACAGCACGTCCCCAGGCGCGGCTGCCTGCCGCTCGACCGCAACGAGGTGCAGGTCGAGCGCGGCGCGCATCAGCGCCGGGTCGGGCTCGCGTGCATAGCCGATGAACCGCGCGTTCGCCGGGTTCTCGTCGGAGGCGTCGATCAGCCCGAGCGCGTGGCCGACGCCGCGCACCAGGCCGACGCAGTCGCAGCCGGTCTGCTTGCGCCAGCCCTGATGCCGCCAGGGCACGCCGAGCCAGCTCCGCGCCTCGGCGACGATCGCGTCACGGGAGACACTCACAGCGCATTCGGGGTCTGCACAGCCGCGTCGAGGCCGGGGACGAACGGGAAGCCGCGGAAGTTGGCGATGTTGGCGAACTTCGCCTGGCAGGTCGCCGCCGCCTTGTCGCAGCCGGCCGAGATCGAGAACGTATCATCGACGGCGATCGGGAAGCTGGTCGGCAGGAACAGCGTCACTTGGCCGGCGGCCTCGCTCTTGACCTCGAGCGGCGGGTGGCTGGTATTGGCGCCGGCCGTCCAGGTCAGCAGCCCACCGTCGAAGAAGCCGGCTGGGCGCGCGCCTGAGATCGTCGCGGTGAACTGCCGGGTGGCACTGGCGACGGCGACAACCGTGCCTGTCTCGGTATAGCTCGCGAGATTGACGCCGCAGCGGGCGTCGCCGAGGTCGGCGTCGCAGTCCGGCGTGTAGACGCGGATGATCTGCCGCGTAAACGCCTGCGCGATGCCCATGATCTCGGCGGTGAAGCCGTGGTCGCCGATCTGCACCTGGCCGAGCCGCCAGCCGGGCAGACGGATCACGCCTGAGCTCGGATCGGCCCAGTTGACCAGCGCGATCTCGACGCGGGCGTAGTCGTAGACGCCGGCGCGGACGTCGACATCGCGAATACCGGCGGAATCAATGACGCCCGCGACCTGCAGGTTGGCGACGGAGAGATCGGCCTTCGAAGACAGCGCCGAGCGGGTACAGCCGATCGCCGCCTCGTAGGTGACGCCGCCGACGGTGATATCCCGGTCGTGGTCGGTGAAGCCCATGACCACGCCGTCGGCGCGCGTCAGCTTGAGGATCGTCGCCAGCGTCGTCACCTCGGATGCGAGGTGCGCCAGCATCGCCGGGTTGATGGACTTCATGCCGGATGCATCACAGGCGCAGCTCGACCACCGGAATCTCGCCCCAGTCGCCCAGATTGTAGAACTGCAGGTTGACCGCCATCGCGTCGGTATCGAAGCGGCACGGCACGTCGAACTCGAAGTCGGCGTTGATGACGACGCCCGACGCCGGCGCTGTGCCGAAGCTGACGATGCCGGTGGTCGCATCGAGGCTCCAGCCGGACAGCTGTTCGACCGCGTCCTGGTAGACCTTGACGGATCCGTCGACCGGCTTCCTGATCTCCCGGGTCTCAGTGACGCCGCCGGAGGTGTACGCCTTGACCAGCTGGAAGGCGGTCGCCGCATCGTCGCCGATACCGATCGTCTCCGCCGTCGCCTGGTAGTCGGTCCAGTCCTTGAAGCGGAAGCCGTAGGCCTTGCCCTTGCGGGCGCGGAAGAAAGCGATCAGCGTCGCCAGCTGCGCACGGGTCTTCAGCCCGGAGGCGACGTTCCACCGACCACGCGCCGAGGCCCAGTTGACGTTGCGCTTCTCGAAGCCGCCGCCGGCCTCGACCACCGCGGTCGCGTACGCCGGCCCGCCGGTGGCGCCGTAGGCGATATCCGGCGGGAATTGCACCTCGTGGAAGCTCATCGCGGCGAAGTCCCGCGCTTCGCTTGGTGTACTCCGCCGCGGTTCGGTTGAGGACTCGTGCTTGAAGCGGTTTGGCGCGCGAGCGCATGTTGAATGATTGACGTCGGTCGCGCCCGACGAGCCGTCTCTAGGGCGCGGCCGCCCATAGACCCCGCGCAAAAGTACACTGAGGCGAAGCCGAAGGACTTTTGCGCGAGCATCAGCCGAACCGCCGCTTGTGCTCTTCTGCTGCCAGCAGCGCGTCGCGCGCCGCCTGCGCGGCGGTCCGGCGGAAGCGGTCGGCGGTCGCCGGATCGCCGCCATTGACAACAACGTTGACGCTGACGCTATGCCCGCCGCCTCCAGGCCCCCGGGACGAAGTGCCCGGGGGTGATCCGGGGGTCTCGACGCCCAGTCGCCCCGACGGCAGCCGCCTGAGCGGCAGCACCGCTTCGGGCCCGGCCTCACCCATCAGGCCCATGCCGCGCGCCATCGGGAACAGCGTCGGCCGGTCGAAGACGCCGCCGCGTGCGAAGGGGATGACGTTGCCGCCCTCGAAGATGCCGCCGCGGGCGGCCAGAAACAGGCTCGACCCGGACATCTCGAAGCCGCCCATGGTCGCGGTGTGCGCCGTGCCGGCGGAAACGCCGGTGCTGGTGCCGGTCGCGCCGGCGCCGAACAGGCTGCCGAACCAGCTGCCGATCTGTCCGAGCATGCCGCCGCTGCCGCCGCCGCTGAACGCCTGATCGAGCAACTTGCTCAGCGGCTTGTCGACCAACTGCTGTTCGGCGATGCGCCCGAGCGATTGCGCGACGCCGAGCAACGCCTCCTGCCAGGTCCTGGCACCCGTCACCACGTCCTTGAGGCCGGCGACGACATCGCTGAGTCCCTGCCGGGCGATCAGCGCGAAGTCACGCTCCGCCTCCTCGCGCTCCTTGATCTGCGCCTTGACTTTAGCGTCTGCGGCTGACAGCTGCATCAGCTGGTCGATTTGCTGCTGTGTCAGGACGGGGAGCTGCTGGCGCAGCCGCAGCTCCTCCTGCAGCGAGGCGACCAGCTCGGCGCGCTTGTCGCCACTCTGATCCATCAGGCTCAGGTCGAGCTGATCCACCCGCAGCGCATCCTGGCGCGTCTGCAGCTCCTCGAGGAATTTGGCCCGGGTGTCGGCGGCGTCCTTGCGCTGCAATTGTTCGAGCACCGCCCCGTAGGCCGCCGTGAACACATCCGATCCGGCCGCGCCCACTTTCAACGCCTCGGCGAACGCCTGGTTTTCCAGGGTGACGCGATGCGCCGCTGCGGTACCGTCGGCCTGTGCCGCGGCGAGGCGTTCGGCAGCGTCGGCCTGATCTTCGAGTCCGCGGATGGTGGTGACCAGCTGCCGGCGCTGCTCGGCATCGCTGGCGCGTTCGATCTCGACGCGGTAGCGCGCCGCGGCGGCGGCGCCGTGCTCGTGCGCGAACGCCGCCACCTTGTTGTCATTCGCCGCCTGCCGCAACGCCGCCGACGACATGCCGGCGGCCTTGGCCAGCCGCTCCTCGGCGTCGGCTTCCAGATGCGCCTTGGCGATCAGCTCCGCGACCTGTTCGGCTTGCTTCTCGGCTGCGGACTGCTTGCCGCCGCCGGATTCTTCCTTCAGCTGCGGCCAGCCGCCGCGACCGCTGCCGTGCGGCACATCGACGGGCCGTGCCTTCGGCGCCGGCAGCACCTCGTCACCCCATGAGCCAGTGGCGCCATGTTCGCCACCTTCCCGCGCGTCGCGAAACAGGCCGACGACGCTGCGAAGGCTGTCGATCACGCTCTGGATCGGCTTCAAAGGCGAGAACGCCCACTCGGCGATTTCCTTGAACACGTTGTCGCCGACCTGCTGACGCACGACGTCGAGCAGATCGTTGATCCCGGTCCACAGCTCGACGACGAAGCCCTTCGTCTCGACGATGGCGTCGCTGAACACCGCGAAGCTGCGCGCCGACTGCACGGTCAGCGCCCGGTCGAACGCCGCCAGCCTGTCGCCGGCCGTCGACAGCTGCTCGACCAGATTCTCGCCGAGCACCGCGCCGGCGGCGTGTGCCGCCTGCCGTTCGGCGTCGAGCCCCGCGGCGCCTTCGGCGAGCAGCGGCAGCAGCGCCGCCGCCTGCTTGCCCATCAGCGCCTTGGCGACGGATGTGCGTTCCGCCTGAGTGCCGAGGGTCTTCATCCCCTCGGCCATCGCCGCCAGCATCCAGTCCAGGTCCTGGCCGTGCTTCTGCACGTCGGCCATCGAGACGCCGAGCTGATCGAAGGCGCGCGCCACCTCGGCCGGTGTCTTCGCGCCCTGGATCATCACGTCGCCGACGACGTCGTTGAGCCGGGTCAGCGCCGTCTCGGTCGCGTCCGCCTTCACGCCGATCTGCCCGAAGGCGTAGACCAGTTCCTGGAAGCTCTCGGCGCTGGCGCCGATGCGCGCCGCCTGGTCGTCGAGCGCATCGAAGGTCTCGATCGCCTCGCGCGCGCGGCCGATCGCGAGCCCGAGCGCGGCGGTGACGACGCCGACGCCGGCCGCCGCCGCCAGCCCGTACGGCCCGACGCGCTGTAGCGCTTCGCCGAGAATGCCGGTGCTGCCGGCCATCTCCTGGATCTTGCCGCGCACCGCGTGAGAAGCAGCGTCGAGCGCCTGCAGGCCGCGCGACGCCGGCTGCGCCGCGTCGCGGATGCGCTCCAGCGCCTTTTGCCCGGAGGCGCCGATATCGGCGAGCTCGGCCTTGACCTTGCCGCCATCGGTCAGCGCCAGGCGGATGGAGAGCGATCGGTCGGCCATGGTACCCCTGAACTCAGTCCGGCGCTCCGGTCAGCCGGTCGTTGATCGCCGCGACCATGCCGGCCTCCGCCGCCGGCAGCAGCTCGGCGAGTGCTTCGAGGTCGTAGCCCAGCGCCTGCGCGCAGGCGAACGCGGCGGTGAAATCGAGACCGCTAATGCAGCCCATCGGCGCCAGCCGCAGCTGGCCTCCGCACTTGGTGGCAACGTCCCAGGCCTGCCAGCCCTCGAGGCTGACCGGCGCCGTCTCGACGTAGGGGCAGCGGCTCCCGTCGCCACCAGCGTGCCCCCTGGCGCAAAGCGTGCCGGTACTCAGGCAGCCGCGGCAGTATTCGGGGCCGCCGCCGAAGTGCCATTCAGCGCGGGCGCGCAGGCGTTTTTTTCCTGATCCAGCACCAGCGCCGGCAGGAAGTAGGCCGTCTCGAAGGCGCGGAACACCGGATAGAGATCGAGCAGGGCTTCAATGCGCTCGGGCGTCGGCGCGATCGGAATGCCCGACTCGTCACCGATGCCCTCCCACTCGACGATCGCCACCTGTGCCAGCGTCTTCAGCAGCGCCGCGCCGCGCGCGTTGTCGTCTCCCTCGTCGCCAGCGGTGATGCTGGCCCGTGCTGCCATCACCAGCGCCGTGGTGCACGGCTGCACGCGGACGCGCACCCCCGGCGCGAGGTCGAGCCAGTACGGCTCGCGCTTCAAATCGAGGCGGATCATCAGTCCTCCGTTGAGTTGGTCGTTGATACCGGTGCGCGTCGGCCTGGGGCGAAGCTCGGGTGCCATGATCGGCTTCGCCACGCAAGGGTGGTCACAGTAAGGGAGCCGCTTACAATAAAGTCGTGGATAACCGGCCGCCGGACGCGTCATCCCAATCACGTCACTTTGGGCTCCAGGCGACATTGTCCGTTGTCGAAGGTGGACCGGACTCTGCGCTGCGCCTCGCGCTGATCGCTGGTAACCCACGGGAGGCCCTTATTCACGATCCAGTTCTTTCGAATGATTAGGAGGGTCATCGGAAGCGGACGTGGGTGACATCCGCGAGTGGGGCTCAGCTCGTTTGCGTCAAACCGGCCACGGCAGCGACAAGAAATGACGCAAGAACATAGCCTATCAACGCCTGAAGAGCGAAGTAAGCCATTTGCCAGCCCTTAAGTTTCTTGCGGTCCGGGTCGTCAAAGAAATCGTCGAATTCCTTGCTAAGTCGCACGATCGGCAGGAGCTGGTCGAGGCTGGCAGCGAAGCGCCATAACAGGCCTTTGGCACGTGCTGGCACCGAGAACCACAGCACGATCGTGCCGAGGAGAGCAAAACCGATGACCCAGAAGAGAACGCGAAATGCATAGCCGCCGATTCCATAGCCAACTGTAACCTGGAGAAGACTCAGGCCCAGCCACCTCAGATATTAGCGGCGATCCCACGCCTGCGACCGCTCCTCTGCTCGGGCTGCGTAGAGTATATCCCCAGCTTTTTCTGCATATCCCGATTCCCGAAGCACTGTGGCGAGATGCCAGTACGGCTGGGCTGAAAAGCCCCGGTTTTTCGGTAGCCATTGTTTATACCATTTAACAGGGCGGTCTAATATGTCGTGTACGTTCACATCGGTGAAGATGCCAAGGCTTTTATAGTCGAAGCCGGCCAAAAACACGCTCGCCGGCCACGTTGTCTGCTCTTCGGGGCGTTGGTCAGTTTGGTTAGGACGAAAGTAATCGTGGACCGTTGTTGCTTTCAAATTCGTCAGGTCAAGTTGGCTCTGGCTGCCCCAAAACGGAGGCGCATCTACATTGGCGATTGTAAAGTCACCTATGGTCGCGTCGGTCATGTCCAAGTAGCCTTTAATTGTGCTTCCGGCCAAGGTTACCCCGGCGAGGCTCTGTGCATTCGCAAGATTAATGTCTCCTCCGAAACGAGCGTCACCCATATAGAGCCCGTTACCAACCTTGATGCCGTACATATTCAGATCGGCTTTCAACCTCGCACCGCTCATATTAAGTTCACCGCGGACATTGGTGCCGTTAACATAAACATCGCCCTCGAACGTCGCTCGGTCTCCCATGAAAAGCGATCCGAAAGACGCGTTTATCGCATCGAATTCCCCTGAGAAACGCTAATGTCAGTGTCGCCCGCAACTATAGCGGGGCTCAAATACATTCCTTCGCCAACTGTAATTCCGTACATGTTCAGGCCGGCCTCGAAGACCGAACCGCCCATGTCAAGTTGCTTGCGCACTTGGGCCCCGCGAAGGTCAACATCGCCCTCAAACGTAACCCCGTTCCGCATGAAGAGGTTGGATCCGAGCGCCGAACTGTTGAGGTTGAATTCTCCGTGGAAAGTAGCGCCGTCTACGCTGACTGGTCCTTCTATCTTGGCGGAACCAATGTCAACGTTGCCAGCGAGTGTAGAGCCATTCATGGCGAGCTGCCCGCCGACTCTGGCTGAGCCGAGATCAACATCGCCGGCGAATGTAGCGGGGTTCATATACAACTCCCCGCCGACCGTGCTGCCGTACATGTTCAGGCCGGCCTTGAAGACCGAGCCTTTCATGTCAACTGCACCAGCGATCTTGACCGAATGAAAGTCAACGTTTTTCTCGAAAGTCGCGCCCTCCCGCATGAAGAGGTTGGATCCAAGCACTGAGCCGTTCAGACTAAACCTACCGCCAAACTTAGCACCGTCTACGTCCACTGGCCCTTCGACTTTAGCGGAGCCGAGATCAACATCGCCGGCGAATGTAGCGGGGTTCATATACAACTCCCCGCCGACCGTGCTGCCGTACATGTCCAGGCCGGCCTTGAAGACCGAGCCTTTCATGTCTAGCTGTCCAGCGATATTGGCCCCCCGAAGGTCAACATCTCTCTTGAACGTAGCCCTCTTCCGCATGAAGAGGTTGGATCCAAGCACTGAGCCGTTCAGACTAAACCTACCGCCAAACTTAGCACCGTCTACGTTCACTGACCCTTCGACTTTAGCGGAGCCGATATGGACATCGCCGGCGACTGTAGCGGGGTTCATATACAACCCCCTGCCGACCATGCTGCCGTACATGTTCAGGCCGGCCTTGAAGACCGAGCCTTTCATGTCTAGCTGTCCAGCGATATTGGCCCCCCGAAGGTCAACATCTCTCTTGAACGTAGCCCTCTTCCGCATGAAGAGGTTGGATCCGAGTGTCGAAGCGTTCAGGCTGAAGGTGTTGCTGAACATAGCGCCGTCTACGGTGACTGGCCCTTCCACCTTAGCGGAACCGATATCGACACGGCCCGCAAATGCGGAGCCGTCCATGCTAAGCTGTCCTCCAACCCTGGCCGAGCGGAGATCGATGTCGCCGGCAAATGTGACACGGCGCATTAAAAGGTGGGATCCCACTATCAAGGTGGTCATGTCGACCGGGCCGCTAAAGATACCGCCAGTGACGGCGAGCGTCCCGCCCACCTTGGCTGAGCCGAGATTGACGTCGGCGGCAAATTTTGCACCGCTCCAGATCGAAAGGTGGGATCCGACCGTCAAGTTGAACATGTTGACTGGGCCGTTAAATCTGCCACCCTCTACGAGGAAAGTTCCGATCTCGGCGGAGATAAGATCGATACCACTGTTTGCAGTGATTCCTCGCAAGTAGACGTCTCTGATCCTCGCACGCGAAAGTTGTAGGGTCCGTTCAAAGCGGCTATGGAGAAAGATCAGCGGTCCCTCCAATGAGATGTAACCCAACTCGAGCCCCTGTGGAAACCAAGCGCCGGCGATGACGACGCCCTGCCCAGGGATGGATTGCTTCAAGGGCGCGTTTAGGAAGATCGTCGCAAGGAACAACGATGAGAGGCGCCGGTCCTTACCGAGAGGCGCGCTGTCCCAGCCAGTCGGCTTGGCCGGATCGAGCGTTTCACCGTAACGTGCGTTGAAGTCGACCACACGTCCGGCTCGGATTTCTCCCCACGCCCAGCGCTCCGCTTCGGTCCAGCTCGCCACAATCGGCTGCTCTTCCGCTCGTGCGGGAAGAGCTTTGGCCAGGATTAATGTTGCGAAGGCTAGTAGCACCGTGACACTTGCCCGGGCCAAGCGTGACGTCCCCCTCAAATTCATTAGTCGGCCCCCCTCTGTTCCGAAGGGTTATGCATGCTGTGCAGAGTACGCCGTCGCCCGCCAGGCTAACAGCGAAATTCGGTGGGGAGGACCTCGTCCGCGCAAGGCGGAACGACGTCCTCGATCCTGGCAGGAACGAGAATGTCACGTTTTTTTGCTTCCTCCACCTCTTCCGCCATATACTCCGAACTAATCGATGCGGTCGACCACAGCACGACGACACAGCGGGCGGCGGCTCCTCGGGGATGATCTTGTCGAAGCGTGGTCCGGCCAGCGCTTTGCAGTCCCAGAAGACCGACCACCCACACTGCTGCAGGGCAGCTGCAATCCACTCGGCGGTTATTACGTCCTCGCGTGCGTAAACGATGAAGATATCCGCCATCGATGCCGCGGCTCCCCCTTTAGGATGGCGGTGATGCTACCGACGGGCCAGCGTCGCGACAATCTTGCATTCCGACGATCGATCTGCACGGCGAAGTCGACACGAAATCTCCGCACGCCGGCATCGGTCGCCGCGGCTGCCGCCGTTTGCGACAACATCTGCCGGGATTCACGTGAAATTGACGGTGTGCGGCCCAGTTCGGACGCCGCCCGCGTCTGCTATCGACATGTGAGAAACGACGCTTTTGGCGATCTGCGTCATTCTCTGGGGTGGGTTCAATTTGGCCTGGTTCATCAGGCATAGCTGGCCACGTCGTTGAGCAGCGTCACCCGAAGCAGGGTGCCTTCGGCCTCGTCGTAGGCGGCGCGCCAGTCGTACTGCGCCGAGACGCCGCCGGGACCACTGATCGAGCGCTTCGGCTGCGGCAGGAACACCCGGAACAGCTCGAAGGTGAGCACGTAACCCTGCGGCGTCAGGAAGCCGTATTCGATGCTGATCGGATCGCCGCTGGCCGCCTCGGCGACCAGCGTCGTTCCGTCGAAGCGGACGGACATCTGCCCGTTGCAGGTCGCGATCGTCGGGTCGGCAGCGTCGATCCGGCCGTCCGGACGGATTGTCCGCACCCGCTCCAGGGTGTTGGAGAAGGTGAGGTTGCCGGCGGTGACGCCGGCGAGCGGCACGCCGCCTTTTTTGATGCTGCCGCGACCCTGGCTGAAGCGCTGCAGCGTGTAGCGGTCGGGAGTGTCGTCGACCGTGGTCGCAGTGCTGGTCTCGCCCTGCGCGACCAGCGCCACCCGGCCGTTCGCCGGCCCCTCTAGGCCCATCTCGAAGTTGAGGCTCTCGAAGACGACGCCGGTATGCCGGAAGAACACCGGCGTCACCAGCTTTGGGTGGCCGATCTCGAGGGTATAGCTGGGAATGGCGTCGCTGCCGCTTTCCCAGAGGTGCGGGGTGCCGCCGCCGGTGAGTTTCGCCGCGGAGGTCGTGCCGTTCGACGCGGCTGCGGCGGCAAGTGTCCAGGCGTTGCCGGCAGCGCCGGCGATGTCGAACTCGATGGCGAGCTGGTCGTTGGCGGTATCGGCGGTGTAGGTGCATTTGCCGATCTCGACATCGGCCGAGGCGTTGAGGTCGGTCGCCAGTGCGGCCAAGGTCGCGTCGAGGCTGACGCCGATCTGCGTCTGGCTGCCGGTCGGCGTGCCGCTGACGAACGTCCAGGTGACGCCGTTGAGCGTGATCGTCGCATTCGCTGCCGGCTGGCCGGAGAACGTGATCGAGCCGGTTGCCTTGACCGCCGCGCCGGTGACGGGCGCGCCGAACAGTCCGGTCAGCCACCAGCCGGTGCCCTGCACGTCGAGCGGGACGTCGATGTTGCCTTCGTCGGTCACCAGCCCGCGGTAGGGATCCTGAGCATTGCGGCCTCGTCCCAGCAGCGGATCGTCGCCGAGCGGCTGCTCGGCCGAAAGATCGCACGACTTGAAGTCGAGCGAACGATAGCCGCTCAGAGGTGCCATGCCGTAGGTCGTCTCGCGGCAGGCGAGCAGCGTCGCGTCGGCGCCATAGGCGCGGACCTTGGGCATGTTGGGGTTCTCCGTGCTGTAGGAAAGTCAGGCGGTCAGCGGATCGCTGACCAGGTACTCGATGGTGACGGTGAGCCGCGCGGCGAGGATCGGCGCCGCACCCTCGATCGCGAGGACCGACGTTTCCGGCGCGCTCCAGAACAGGTTCTCGGCGAGGCCGCCGAGGCTGCGGTCGGCGGCGAGCGCGGCGCCGATCGTGGACAGCAAGGCGTCGAGCATCGCTTCGCCACCGCCGTCGGTCGGCTGCGTCACGAACGCCTCGATCTCGGCACGATGGCTGTAGAATTCCGTGCGGGGATTGAGCGTGACGTCAGGCTCGCCGGGATCGCCGTCGCGCAGGATGATGAGGCCGCCGGCCGGCACCGCTTGCGGCAGCGCCTCGTTGCGCTTGACGGTGGCGAGTTGTATCGCCCGCAGCCGGCTAAAGAGGACCGCCAGGACCCGTTCACGAAGTGTCATTTATTGGTTCGTAGACTTGATCTACACGGCCGAATGTCCCGAGCGGTTCGCGACTTGAACCCGATCCGTGCGGCGTGCGACGACCCCGAGAAAGCGACGAAAATTATGACCTCCAACAGACATGCGGCGGGCTCGGTGCGCGCTAGCCTCCCCAGCCGCTGCCGATTGCGATGAGTATCGAAGCCGGTCCGCATCCGGCAGAGCAGCTCTGGGCCGAACATGCATACCAAGGCGACTATCCACCCGGCGTACTGCCGGTGCCGAAGACGATCATAGGCACTGCATTCTTCCCGGGCGGATATGGACTGTTTCTTGCGGAGCCTGGGCCTGGACTGCCGCGCTTTCCCTTCGGCGGCGTGATGGTGCTCGGCCACGACTTCCATTCGGAAATGAATTACCGCCGTTCGCTCGAACGAGGAGGCGAAATCCTCTCGCAGCCTACTTGGCGAAACATTCTGAAACTGCTTGCACAGGCCGAGATACCGACAGGCGATTGCTTCTTTACCAACTTCTTCATGGGATTAAGGCAAGGAACGCAAACAACGGGAGCCTTCCCAGGATCGAAGAGCGTGCCCTATGTGGAGCATTGCCGCCGTTTCTTGCTGCGCCAATTGGAGGTTCAACGCCCGCGTCTGGTGCTCACCCTCGGGATCCACACACCCCATCTGATTGCCCGGCTGTCTCCGGAATTGGCGCCTTGGGGGGTGAAACAGGGCCTCAAGCATCTTGATGCGTCTGGCCCTGTCCAAGTCGAGGTCTCGTTTGTGGGCCTGTCCGGATTCCGAACAACGGTGGCAGCGCTAACCCATCCGTCGTTTCGGCACGCATCGGTTCGACACCGAAGGTTCGACGGCGTTGTCGGCGCAGAAGCCGAGCTCAAGATGCTGATTGTGGCGAAGTCTATGGTCGAGTAACGCACCGCGCAGCATATTCCTCACGATCGTTTTTCACGGCCACGCTCGCGATACGAGGTTTGGCAGTGCCCGGATCCACTTCTGCGCCGCGCCATCGACGTTGAGGCGCTTTCGCACCGTTACCTGCGGCACGAGGATGAACAGCGGCACGGTCGTTCGGCCCGACAACCGGGTAAACGCGGCTCCCTGGCGCCGGCCGATGTTCGCCCCGGCACGGCCGCGCTTCGTGAGCCTGACATTATCCGCCACCAGCAGACTTGGGCTGCCCCGGCGATAGACGAACCGCAGCCGCATGCCGTGGATGCGTTCCCAGGCGCCGGGCGTAATCTTCCGCCGGCCATCGCCGAAGCGGCCCGCGGCCGGCGTCGGGATGGCGAGAAACAGCCCCTGCTTCGAGCGGATGACCGCGCCTTCGTCGTACAGGCGCACGATGCCGGGCGCTTTCGACCAGACGTAACCGGCGGCGCCGATGCTGAGCTGGCCCTTGGGGTACACCTCGCCGCGCCAGGTGTTGGCCAATCGGGAACCGAGACCGGCGCCAGTGACCTGGCCGCGGAGTTCCGTCTTCAGGCCGTCCGTCGCCTCGCGGACACCGGCGGTGACCGCTTGCTCGGCAGAGCCCATTTCCTCCTTCAAGAGCGCGTTCAGATCGCCCTGAATGGCCGCCTGCAGCCTCATGCCGGCCACGCCTCTATCGTCCGGACGAGCTGCTCCGCATCGCGGATCGGTTCGCCCTGGATGATGTAGACCGTGCCGTCCACCTCGAAGGTGTCGCCTTCGGCCGGCGTTGCCACCTCGCTGACGCGAACGTCAATTGCGACAGTCTCGGCGACGATACGGGTCTCTCCGAACTCGCCCACCCGATCCGGCCGGCGGAGGATGACCCGCACCGTGATACCCGGATCGGCGCCGCCCGCGCGGTAGACGGCATCGCGGCCCAGGTTCGGATCGGCGAACAGTGCATCGATCGCCGCGGTGAAGACGGTCTCTACCATCGGTGCAGGTGTCCTCGTAAGCTGAGTGCTTCCCCGCCGTGGACGGACGATTTGTCGTGAGCGTGCGCGTCTACACCGTCGGTCACTCGACCCGCCCGATCGGCGAGTTCGTCGATCTACTGCGAGCCGAACGGGTGACGCTCGTGGCCGATGTCCGGCGTTTCCCGCGCTCGCGCCGGCATCCGCAGTTCAACATCGAGACCTTGCCCGCTGCCCTGGCGAGCAGCGGAATCGATTATCGCCACTTTGAGGCCCTTGGCGGACGCCGCAAGCGCACCTTGACCGACGATGCCTCACCCAACACCGGCTGGGAGACGGAGGGCTTTCGCAGCTACGCCGATTATGCGATGACGGCGCCGTTCCGCGAGGCCCTCGATGTCTTGATCGGCCTGGCGCAGAGCCAGCTTACGGCGATGATGTGCGCCGAAGCGCTGTGGTGGCAATGCCACCGTCGCATCATCAGCGACTATCTGCTGGTCGGCGGCATCGACGTCGTTCACATGCTCGGGCCCGATGAAACAAAACCCGCGGTGCTGACGCCCGGCGCAGAGGCGCAGGCAGACGGAACCATCCACTACCCGCCGCCGCAACCACGCCTCCTCTGAGGAAGATCAGTTGCTGGACGAGATCTTCACCGCCAGGCGGGGGCGCTTGTTGACCGGCAGGATCGAAGCCTCGGTCTTCACCTCGATGGCGCTGCCATCGGGACGCGCCAGCTGGCGGGCGTACATCGGCAGACCGATGGTGTTGACCGTCTCGATCAGATTGGCGGGAGCACCGTAGGTGACGAAGGTATCGAGCGTGCCGAGCGGAAAGGTCATGCCCTCGCCGGCCGGAACCAGCGTCTCGGTGGCGCCGGTCGAGAGCGTCACCGTGGCGTTGTACTCCTCGAAGATGATGCCGGCGAACGGGAAGCGGCGCCGGGTGTCCTCGCGCAACGGCTGGGCGCCGGTCGAGGAGAAGTACTTGTAGGCGTCTTCGACCTTGGCGTGGCCGATCAGCTTGTCGAAGAACTCCGGGCTGACCAGCGCCAGCACGCCCGACATCGTCTCGCCCTTGAGCTCGGTCTCGATCTTCCGAAGCACGTCGCGGACCTTCGCCTGCACGTTGGTGGTACCGGTGCCCAGCACGAAGTCGACCGACTGCTGCGAGAGGCCGAACTCGCTGAAGTAGTCGTAGAGGGTGGTGCCGGCGCCGTCCTTGACGATGCCGCGCAGGGCGTTGACCTCCATGTACTCGCGGGTCTGCGCATGCTTGACGCGCATCCGGGTGAGCTTGCGTTCCATCACGGTGGCCAGCGGATCGGCGGCGTCGCTCATCCCGAAGCCGCGCACCCCCTGAATGTCCTGCGGCGTGATCGCGTCGTCGTGCGGGATCCAGGGAATGGTGAATGAGCGCATGGACCGCAGATCGCGGTTGGCGACGGTCGCCGGCCCGCCGAGCGGTACCGTCGGCAGCAGGTTGAGCACGCCCTCCGCCTGCTCGATGACGACGCTGCGCTGGGTGACGCCCTCGAAGCGGAACAAGCCCATCTGCCCGAGCCGGCTGTAGACGTTGGGCAGGATATTGATGGCTTCCGTCATCTCGGCGAGCGAATAGCCGCCCGCATCGAACGGGTTGATCATCGTAACCATGGTGCGGGAATTCCTTCGATCAGGCGGTTTCGCGGACGACGAGGCCGAGGCTGGCGAGCTGGGCGTGCTTCGCCGTCTTCTCCGCCGCCTGATCGACCGAGGCGTCGAACGCCAGAGCGGCCTTGGAGAGGATGACCGGGCCGCGGGCAGCAATCAGGCCGGTCTTGTCGGCAGCGGTCGCGTCGATTGCTTCCAGCAGCACGGCGATGGCGGTCTCGGCACCTTCGTCACCGGTGACTGTGGTTGCGGGCGACAGGCGGTATTTGCCGCTGGCGGTAATCTTGCCGAGCACCGCGCCCAGCGGATAGCTGGTGCCGGACTTCAGCGTCACCGTCTCCCGGCAGTAGCTGGCGTTGAGTTCGAACTTCAGCAGGTCGCCGAGCGTCAGCGCCTTGGTCAGAACGGGCATGGATAAGACCTCCCTTAACGGCTGCCGGCCGCGGCACGCTCGCGGGCACGCTTGACGATGGGACTGTCGCCGGTCGTGCCGGGTTGCGGCGCAATGGCGACGACGTCTACGGCTTCCGAGCGCGCTGCCAGCTTGTCCAGGATGGTCCGACGCAGTGCGTCGGGTTTCAGCCCCCCCCGCATCGCATCGGCGGCGTCGATGTCGAGGCCGAGACGCGCCGCCTGCGCGGCGACCGTCGCGATCTCGGAGAACTCGCCGCGCAGCCGGTCGGCGATCGCGTGCGCATCGGGGACGGGCGCCGGTGACGGGCGATCCGGCGGCGTGTCGGGCGGTACTTCGGGCAAATCCGAATTGATATCGGTATTGCCGGCGTCGTTTGGCGGCGCTGTGCCTGTTTCCTCTATTAGAGGATCGGGGTTGTTCATCATTAAGGTCCTTGCGGGTGGTGGGGATTGGCGAACGGCGGCTCGGTTCGCGGGCGGACCGGCGCGAATGCGCTTCGCCTCCATCGCCGCTTCCAGATCGGCGATGGCCTGGGGGACGGTGCCCACCCGATTGGCGAGCCCGGCCTTGACCGCCCGCTCGCCGCGGTAGATGGCGGCTTCGGTGGCGCGAACGGCGTCGGCACCGAGGCCGCGGTTGCCGGCGACGAGGGCGACCAACTCGGTATAGAGCGTATCGACGTCGGCCTGGATGTCGGCGACCGCCCGCGGCGACAGCGGCTCGTGCGGATTGCCGTCGGTCTTGCGGGCACCGGCGTGGATCAGCGTCCACTTCAGCCCGGCCATCGCGTCGGCGCCGCTCTCGTCGAGATGCACGGCGACGACACCGACCGAGCCGACCTCGCCGGTCCGGGTGACGTAGAGCCGGTCGGCGACAGAGGCAATGGCGTAGGCTGCCGACAGCGCCGCTTCGGAAGCGACCGCCCACAGCGGCTTGGCGGATTGCGCTTTGATGGAGCCGATCGTCTCGACCAGGTCGAACAGACCGCCGACCTCGCCGCCGGGTGAGTCCACCTCGAGGAGGATTCCGCGCACCGCCGGATCGTCGGCGGCAGCGGCCAGCGCATCGGCGACGGCGCCGTATTCGGTGGCGCCGAGCAGCGTGGTCAGCCAGTCGCCGCGGGCGACGAGTGGCCCCAGCACCGGCACGACGGCAATGCCACCTTCGGACACCGCGTAGTCCCGCGGGTGTGCTGCCTCCAACCAAGACGGCAGACCATTACCGCCGCCGAGCGCGGTGGCGTTGGCGACCAACGCTTCCAGGCGTGCGGGCGCGATCGCCCAGGACCGGCCGGCAATCCGGCTGGCGGCGAGACTTGTCAGGTTCATACGACTGTCAGCCGGTGGTGGAGGGTTCGACAGTGGTGTCTTCGGTGGCGGGCGAGACATCCGCTCCGGATGAGGAGGCGCCGAAGCTCAACCCCAGCGCCCGCTCGCGCGCCTGATCGGCGGCGATCTCGGCGTCGACCTGCTCGGCGTCATAGCCGCGCTCGGCCAGCGCCTGGGTGCGGCTCTTCAGCCCGGCCGCGATCTGCTCGATCTCGGCCTTGGCGTCCTTCAAGGGATCGACCCAGTCCCACTTCGGCGGCAGCCACGAACAGCCGAGGTAGGCCCGCCGGTTTGCCTCGTAGCCGGGGATGGCGAGGGCGCCGGCGAGCACGGCCGAGTCCATCCAGCGCGCCCACACCCGGCGGCACAGTTGCCAGACCATCACCGCATGCTGGTAGGCCTCGGTACGGCGGCGGAACTCCAGCAATGCGAGGCGCGCATTCGAGTAGTTGGCCTTGATCATGTCGTTGGACAGGTACGCGTAGGGAACGCCGAGCGCCGCCGAGACCTGCAGCAGCGTGCGGTACTGGAACGGCTCGTAGGTGGCGCCCGAGTCGGCTGGATCGGAGGTCTGCACCTGCTCGCCCGGCTCCAACATGACGATCTGTCCCGGCTGCAGATCCATCGTCCGCTCGCCATCCTCGTTCGTGCCCTCGGCGACATCGAACGGTTCGGCCGGCGCCGGGGTGGTGATGAACAGCGCGTGCATCGCCGCCACCTTCTTGCGATCGAGTTCGGCGTCGTCGTACTGGTCGAGCAGGAACAGCTTGACGATCGCCGGCGCGAACTTGGACACACCGCGCAGCTGCCCCGCGTCCACCGGATCAATCACATGGATGATCTCGGACGCCGGAATGCGCACCGTCTCGCCAGCCAGCCCGGGATCGGTGACGTCGCCGGGATGGCGGCGCAGGAAGTGGTAGGCGACGCACCGGCCGATGCGGTCGAACTCGATGCCCTGGCGGATGACGGTGCCGCCCGGCAGCGTCTCGTTCCGTGTTAACGGCAGCATCTCCGCCGGCAGCATCTGCAGCTGCAAGGGAACCTGCAGCCCGTCCTCCGGCCGGCGCGGGCGGAAACGGAAGAACACCTCGCCGGCGATAAACACCTCGCGCGCGGCGCGCCGCTGCAGGCCGTAGAAGTCGGTGAAGCCGTCGGCGTCGGCGTCGTCGGTCCAGTCGAGCCACAGCTTCTGCACCGCTGCCTTCAGCGCGGCATCGCTGATCAGCGACGATGGCTTGATGCCGGCACCGACGACGTTGCCGGCCCAGCTCTCGATGGCGTTCGTCGCGTAGCCGTTGTTGCGGATCAGCCAGCGGGCGCGGGCGGTGATATCGGCACCGCTTGCTGCGATCAGCGTGTTCAGGTGCGCCCGGCTGGGCTGGAAGCCCTTCAGCCGGCGGTTGGCCAGCCCCGCCTCGAAGCCGCCGATGAAGGCGCCGATGCAATGGCGCCAACGCGAGACCATGCCGGGCATCTATAGCCCCTTGCTCGCCGAGGTGAGGATCCGCCGCCGCGGTGTGCCGGTCTCGGCTTGGGCGATGCGCTTCTCCAGATCGGCGAGCGCCGCCGCCATCTCGGCATCGGTCGCGTAGGTGATGCGCTTGCCGTCGTATTCGACGGTGCGCACACCGCGGTAGCGGGCCGCCAGCAGCGCCTCGCGCTGCGCCGCCATTTCTTCGAGCGTCATCGATCAGCTCATGTAGCTGGAGCGGAACACACGCCGACCACGGCGCGGCGCCGCGGACAGCCGGCCGGCGGTCGGCGCCGTCTGCTCGGCGGCGGGCCCGTCTGCGATGGTTGGTTCGTCGCCGGCGTTGGGTGCGACCTGCTCCTCCAGCTCCCGCCACTTGCGCTCCGGCCAGCGATCGGCGCCGGCGATCCAGGCGGCGGCCCGAGCGTACACCCGGCAGTCCAGCGCCTCGTTGCGCTCGCGCAGCTTCTGCCACTCCAGCCGCGTGAAACCGCGCCGGGTCTTGACGGTGACCAGCTGCTCACCGACCAGCTGCTTGATCCATTCCGCATCGACGCCCCGCGGCAGGTGGATGAAGCCGGCGGGATGCCGTTCGCCCTCGTCCTCTGCGGTCGGCGCCGCCAGCCGCAGGAACCGGTAAGTCTCGCTCTTGAAGGTGGCGACGGCGACGGTCCACAGCCGGGCACCGCGCTTGATCTTCACCCCGCCTTCGGTGGCATCGACATGCGTCGGCCCCGAAACTGGTGCCGAGCGGTTGAAGCCTTCCACGCCCTTGAGCGGCAGCACCTGTCCCCAGCCCTGTTGGCGCGCCCAGGCGTAGACGGCGGACGCCTCGTAGCCGGTGTCGATGCCGAGCCGTGCCAAGCCGAGGCGCGCGCCACCGGCGTGCGGCCAGGTCTCGCCGAGCAGGGCAGAGACCTGCGTCCAGGTCGCGGCATCACCGGGGCCGCCCTCTATCACCAGGTGATCGACCAGCCAGCTCTCCAGTCCCCGCCCCCACGCCCAGACCGAGACCTCGATCCGGTCCTTCTGCACGTCGGCACCGGCGGTGAGGAACAGTCCGCCAGGTGGCACCGTGCCGCGCGCGAAGTCCTCACGCCGCTCGTAGAGGCGCTGCCAGTCGGGCGCCTCGCCGGTCTCGGCCCAGGTCTCGCCCAGCACGGTGTTGATGAAGCTGCGCTTGGCCTCGTCAGAGCCTTGCGCCGCCTCCCACTCGCGGGCGATCCGCTCCCACGACAGCCAGCCGACGGGTGAGTAGAGGCTGGAGAGGTGAAAGCCGATGCTGAGCGGATCGACGGGAACGGCCGTCGGCCGCCACTCGCCCTCGGCAAGGATCCTCGTCTTGTGGTGCTCGGCGATCGGCATCTCGCAGCCCTCGCAGACGTAGGCCGCGGTTTCCGGCTGGCCCTTCTGCCAGCGCAGCCGCTCGAAGGTGAGATGCTGCTTCTCGCCGCAGTGCGGGCACGGCACGAAGAACCGACGCTGGTCCGACGCCTCGTATTCCCGCTCGATCCTGGACAGCCCCTTGATCGTCGGCGTCGAGGCGAGGAACACCTTGCGCCGCCACGAGAAGGTGCGCGTCCGCGCTTCCGCCAGCGCCACCGGATCGCCCTCGTCGTCGGCCGACGGCGGATAGGCGTCGACCTCGTCGAGGAACAGATAGCGCACCGGCATCGACCGCAGGCCGACGGCACTGTTGGCACCGGTCATCACCAGGATGCCGCCCGGGAACTCCTTCGACAGCACGGTGTTGGCCGCGTCGCGCGAGCGCGACGGCGCCACCTTCTCGCGCAGAGCCGGGCTCTCTTCGATCAGCGGATCGATGCGCTGCTGCGAGAAGCGCTTGGCGAGCTCGACGGTCGGCTGCACGGCAAGCATCGGCCCCGGCGCGTGATGAATGACGTAGCCGATCCAGTTGCAGCCGCTCTCGCTGGCCCCGAGTTGGCTGCCTTTGATGAACACCACCCGCTGTGCCGGATGGCGCGGGCTCAGTGCGTCCATCAGCTCCTGCAGGTAGGGCGTCCGGCTGGTCCGCCACGGGCCGGCCTCGTTGGCGCCGCGCGGGCTCAGGATCCGATGCCGGTCAGCCCATGCCGAGACGGTAAAGTCGGGGTCAGGAGTGAGACCTTCGCGCCAAGCGCGCAGCAGGTCCTCGGCGCCGTCGAATGCGAGATCGATGCGGTCACCGGAACTCGGTCCGGAGTTCCGCCAGCTCGCCCAGGTGCTGCCGGACATGCGTCTCCAGAACCGTCTGCATGGCGTGCGCGCCGATGCTGAGATCGGCCGCCATCATCGCCGCCACCCGCGCCGGCCAGCCGGCCCAGGCGTCGCGCTCCTGTCGTGCCAAACGGAACACCAGTGCCGTGGCGCGGGCCCGGTCGACGATCTCGCCCTTCAGCTTCTGCAGCCGAATCCGCCGCTCCTGCGCTTTCAGCACCTCGTTGGCGGTGCGCGCCTGCAGGTAGGTCATGCCGCCGGCCGCTGTCGGCGCCGGTAGTCCCTGCTCGCGCAGCGTCTCCGCTACCGCGCCGACGGCCGCTTCCGGCACCGGACGCAGAGACGACGTGTGCCCATCGCGCTGCATCGACGGATCGGTTGCCTGCGCCCGGCGGGCGTCGGACGCCGCCGCATCGATCGAGCCGTCGGCGTGTAGCACCAGCCGTCCCGAGGCGCGCGCCTTCTGCACCGCACCGCGGGAGATGCCGGAATGCGCCGCGTACTCGCGCTCACTCATGCCGACGCGGTCCCGATAATGCTGACTTCGGCGCTCGGTCATCGTTCCTCGCAGCGAGCATGAGATGATCCAAACGCGGACGATAAGGGCCTGATGTGGATCGATTTTCCCTGGATGTCCGTGCCCACTTACGCCTTCATGTGACCATCAGGAGCGAATGAACCAGGAACGAAGGCAAAGACGATGACCACCACGATCCTGCCGACCAACAACCAGGCCTGGGGTTTCTGGGGCACCATCGGCAGCCATGCCGACCAGGGCGAAGCCTGGACCTTGGCGACGGCCGCCATCGCCAAGTCGACCGGCTGCGCGCCGGAAGCGGTTCGCGACTTCCTCGACAGCCGGCACGGTCGCCACTTCGCCGACGACGTTGCCAACGGCACCTTCGCCGGCCTCGCGCTCGCGGCGGCGATCGACGCCGCGGTCGGCCGCTGGATGGGCTGGCGCATCGGCCGCCGGACCGAGCGCGAATACGGCATCCCGGGCGACCTGCCCTACCTCACGGGCTGGGTGGTGAATGCCGCCATCGAGGCCGAGATCACCGGCTGACCGGACCGCCGCTTCTCTCAGCCCCGACGGGCCGTCGGGGCTCGCGGTGGTAGAAGGCGCCGCACGCCGTGGCGCCAATACTGGGACGTCACCGATGACCATCGACTACACCTTCAGCCTCGCCCAGCTGGCCCAAATCCTGAGCGCGCTGGAGAACGAGCGCCGCAACCCCAACACCAAGCGCAACGCGATCAAGGCGATCGAGTGCAACGCCGCGCAGATCGGCCTTTCCACCGAGGACGTCTTCGACGCCGCCGACGGCCTGCTCAGCGGCCGGCTGAGCGCCGCCCAGTTCCGCGCCGCCTTGCGCGACGAAGGCTACGCGCCGGCGAATTTTGTCACCGAAGTGCCGACCGAGCCGGCGGAGGCAGATGCCATGCCGAACGCAGGCCCCCAGACCGTGGACGTGGACACGGGCGGCACCGGCGAGGACGCCGCGACCGACATCGCCGAGGCGACCGAAGGCACCCCGGTGGCCACGACGGACGCCGTGGCGGCCAATCCGGAGACGACCGGCACGCGCGTCGATTTGGGCCGGAACGGGACGCGCAGCGTCAAGGAGCAGCTGCTCGCCGCGTGCCAGGCCGCCGAGCACTGGCTGCTGGCGGAACGTGACCGGCCCGGCGAAGCCCGGCCGGATGACATCCTGCGCGTGCTGCGCGCCGCCATCGTGCGGGCGGAAGGCCATCCACGCCCGCCGCGTCAGGGCCAGGAACTTCGCCGGCAGCGCCTCCCACGCCAGGGCAGCAAAGAGTCGCAGGTGATCGCGATGCTGCGCCGGCCCGAGGGGGCGACACTGGCGCAGATTGGCGAGAGCACTGGATGGCAAACCCATACCATTCGCGGGTTCTTCGCCGCCGCGCTGAAGAAGCGGCACGGCCTCGCCGTCATCTCCGAGAAGCCGCAGGGCGGCGAACGAACCTACCGGTTGGCTCAGTGATGGAGGCGGCAATGCCGAAGCCCACGTTGCAGCAGCGGCTGGTGGATGCGCTGATCGCCACCGGCAGTGGCACGATCGTGCCAAGCCGGAGCGGCAAGTATGTCACCCTGAAACGGCCGGATGGCGGCTTCTACTTTGTGGGCAGGGCCGGGGCGCTGCGCTTTGGCAAGACCGTCACCGATAGCATGGCGGCACCCGACGACTTCAAGAAGCGGTTGCTCGACGAAGCCGGGCGCTAGCCTTCCGGTGGAGTGGGCGGCCGCCGAGGCTCAAAAGCCCCCGAGTTTCCTCGGGGGCTCGTCCTCTCCGCTCCGATCGAGAGATCAGGCGGCGAGGGTCAGGTTCTCAGCCGAACTCTTGCCATTGCGGCCGGCGATGAGATCGAACTTGACCCGCTGACCTTCGTTCAGGTTCTGCAGCCCAGCTCGCTCAACGGCGGAGATGTGCACGAAGGCATCGGGCCCGCCGTTATCCGGCTGGATGAAACCAAAGCCCTTGGTCGGGTTGAACCACTTGACTGTTCCGGTCGTCACTTCATTTGCCTCATAGGAATAAACAGCGCGCCGGGCCACATGCCGCGGCGCAAGATAGCTTCAACGTCTTTTCGTGGAATGAGCAGGCGACGCGAACAGCGAAGCAGCAACCAGAAACAGGAGCGTCAGAAACTAGCTGCACGTGAAATAGGGCGATTCACTCTGCTGCACAAGGTTTCTCCCCCGACGACCGCATTCGGATCGCTTCGAACACCCTGCGAGGCGCGTACGAACGGGCGACCGACGCGAGCGAAAATAGCCCGCCGATGGCGAGGTTGTCGCCGGGGCTGACCCGCAGCCCGAATAGCGGAAAGACGATGATCTGCGTCAAAAGGGCGACGAGGAAACCCACGGCCACATTGGTGATCGCCTCGATCAGCGACATTGCCCGTGATTGCTCGCCGCCTGCGGCGTCCGCCTGCGCGCTCATGCCGCCGCCGGCAACCGCTCGCCGGCGATCTCGTCGAAGCTGCGGCCGTCACCCTCAAGCTTCGCCGTCTTGTTGGTCGCCGTCTGCCAGCGCTTCACCGCGACGTCGACATACTGAGGGCTGATCTCGATCGCGTAAACGCGCCGCCCCGTGGTCTCGCCGGCGATGATCTGCGAGCCGGAGCCGCTGAACGGCTCGTAGCAGACCTCGCCAGGCTTGGCGTGCTGACGCATCGGGATCGCGAACACCTCGACCGGCTTAGATGTCGGATGCTCGGTCTTCTCGCCCACCTTCACCGTCGGCAACGTCCACACCGTGCTCGGATAGTCGTCCGACACCCGGGATGGCTTGTTGCCCTTCAGCCAACCGAAGAAGCAGGGTTCGTGCTGCCACAGATAGAAGGAGCGCGTGAGGATGCCGCGGTCTTTCGCCCAGACGATCTGCTGGTGGACGAAGGCGCCGAACTTCTCCCACACGCCTTCGACCATCGCCTGCCTTCGGCTGGCGTGCCAGCAGTACCAGGCGGCGTTCGGCAGGATGGCGTGCTCGACGGCGGCCTTGATGAACCCTTCGTAGAGTTCCGGGCCTTGGCTGGAGTCGTCCCAGGTGATGCCGTAGCTTTCACCCCAATCCTTGTTCTTGTCGGCCCCGCCCTGTTTCGACGGGTGATTGGTGCCATCGTAGTCGACGAGATACGGTGGATCGCTTGCGAACAGGATCGCCTTCTCGCCGTTCATCACCCGGATCACGTCCGCGCCCTTGGTGCTGTCGCCGCACAGCAGCCGGTGCTTGTCGAGCAGCCACAGATCGCCCAGGCGCGACACCGGATTTATGGGTGGCTCGGGGATGACGTCCTCGCCGGCAAGTCCATCGTCGTCGTCCAGCGGCGCAAGCAGCCGGTCCAGGTCGTCGCCTTCGAAACCGGTGAGATCGAGGTCGAAGCCCGCGGCGTTCAGCGCGTGAAGTTCGGCGGCGAGCAGTTCGTGATCCCAGCCGGAGAGCTCGGACAGCCGATTGTCGGCGATCCGGTAGGCGCGGACCTGCTCCGGCGTCAGGTGCGACAACCGGATGACCGGCACCTGGTCGAGTCCGAGGTGCTGTGCTGCCAGCAGTCTGCCATGGCCAGCGACGATTTCGCCGTCGTCCGCCACCATCACCGGTGCCGTCCAGCCGTACTCGACCAGCGAGGCGGCGATCTTGGCGACCTGATCGTCAGAGTGGGTGCGCGCGTTCTTCGCGTACGGCCGCAGCCGCGCGACGGGCCACTGCTCGATCTGCTCGGGCAGGAAGGGCAACGAGGTCAAGGGCCATGTCCTTGAAGGGAAAACGGCGAAAGGCCGGTTCCGTGGCTGGATGCCGGCGCTGGATCCACCTGTCTGGATCCAAAGTGGACTCCGAAATCCACCTGGAGGCCAGGGCGGAGTCCAGCTAATGTTTTGATTTCGCGAGATTATTGTAGAAGAGAGGGTGGCTTCTGGCTCAGGTGGCTTCCCCGATTTCGGGGCTGACGCTATCGAACTTCCGGGCCACGCCCACCAGCATAGGTTGTGCGCCGGGAAGGAACCGTCAGTCCAGCACCATCGTGCTCTGCGCTCTCGCTCCGAAGCGCCAGCTCAGCCGGCGGACGTCCTCAGCAACAATTCAAATCATGAGATCATCATACATATTGCGGGTTCGCGTGTCAATAGCTCAATATATTGTGCTCAGAAGCACGCACGTATTCGTAGCGGTTTGCCAGAATATTTGGACTTACGGCCGCATCGGAGCGTTGCTACGACGATGCTCGACGGCTAAGGGTCTCTTCGTTGGCCCCCTGCTGTCTCGCCTGCTGAAACCGCCGCCTGCATTACGTCCGCCGCTGCCGGTACTTGCTGAATATATCGGTGATGATGTCATGCGCGACAGGCTTCTGTGACGCAAAGAACAAGTAGTAGACCACGGCGTTCGTGCTGTTTCGCATCGGCAGCGGGTCGGCAACGAAGTTGAAGCCCGCGACCTCCTTGAGTCGCTTCACGAATGCAGAGACGACCGCGTCGTTCGGCTGCTTCAACTTCTCTGCCTCGAACCCGAACAGGTTGGCCTGCTTGCTCTCGACGTACGCTGCCATCCGCCAAGACTCGTCGCCCCAAAACCGCGCCATGCGCTCGATCCCGTCCTGCGGCACCTTCTCCGGCTGGTGCCAGATGGCGTTGCGGTTCATATCCATGACTGGGAAGTTGAGGAACATGTCGACCGCCTTGGACTGCCCCGCGAGGCGCATCACCTCCCAATCCATATGCAAGCCGTAAGGATCGAGCAAACACAGGGCGCGGTTGAAGTTGCGGAATTGGATCTTCGGCAAAAGCTCCTGCACCAGAAAGGTGTTGGAATCCTCTGTGTGTATTTCTACGTCGTCGCGACCCTCACACAGCATCTGCAGGTAGGACGTTTTGAGCGGGTTCATGTCGATGAAATAGAAACGGTCGAACGGCGGCGTGATGCGCAAGGCACGCACAGGGCTGCCTTCAATCCGCTCGCCCGTCCGCTTCGAGCGATGAGCCCCGGCCCCGCTGAATCCGTCAATGTAGTATTTCTTGAGACCCGGACTGCCTTTGAAGGCGGCCGTGTACGCGGCTCCGTATTTCTCTACAATCTCAAGCTTAAGTTCGGACCAGTAGCCGATCTCATCAAACTGGAATGGCAGGGAGTCTGTCACGCGACAACCTGCGTTTCCTGCTGCTTCGGTGCAGCGTGCCGCCGCCCCGGAAACTGATTCCACTCTTTTCCCTGGAGCAACCGGCCGCCGGCCTTGGGTGAACGGCCACCCCACTGCTTGAAGAAGAAGGCCACGCCCGCCCGGACACATTGGTTGCGAATGTCGATCACCCAGCTTTCGTCCATCGGCCGCGCGTGGGGGCCGCTCTCGCCGCCGACGATTACCCAATCAATGCCGGTGAGGTCGAGCCTCCCAACAGGTGCTAGAAGCGGCTCGATCGACAAAAAGCGAACGCCAGCGTTCGCCGCCTGAAGGTGCACAATGCGAGTCGTCGCCTTCTCGTCCTCGACCGACACGCCAAGCCAGATGTGCCTGGGCGCTGGCCGGTTGCGGTAGCGGTTATTGACGAATTTCTGCAGGAGAGAGCTGCGCTTCGTCAGCACTTGATACGTGTGCCAGTTCGCCCGCTCCATCGTGTCGAACACGGCCGCAATGTAGGTGGCAGGGATTTCCTTGTGGAATAGGTCGCTCATCGAGTTGACGAACACCATGCGGGGCCGCTTCCAGCCGAGCGGCTGCAATAGCCGCTCCGGCCGCAGCGTGAGGTCAAAGCCCGTCTCGAAGGGATGACCTAGCACTCCGCGGAATCGTTCCGAAAAGCGCGCCGCGTAACAATTGTCGCAACCGGCGCTGATCTTGGTGCAGCCCGTGACTGGGTTCCACGTTGTATCCGTCCATTCGATGGCGCTGCGATCTGCCATCGCTTCCTCCTACACCGGATGAAGATTGTAGCCATATTGATTGATTGAAAACAAGTTTCGCTCGCAGATCCCTTACCGATGCGCGGCGCCGCAAGGTAGTGTCCTCTGTCGCTACGAAACCGGAAATGCGGGGGCTTGCATCGCGGAACGACGAAAATTTGCTCCTCGAATATCGCGGTCACCAACCGGATGTTCGCCCTCCGCGTGGCCCATAGCCATAATAACCTGCCAGCATCCCCAGCGCTGCGATGAGAATTCCCTGCGCGTGCTTCTCGTTGACCGGCCTGCCGCCCCACCCCTGGCGCATCGCCCACTCCCGCACCGAGCGCTGCAAGCCGACGACGTGCCAGACGCACGAGCCGGCCGGGCTGCCGAGCCCGCCAAGAGCGTCCAGCGCGGAACTCATACGACGACGTGCGTCGACTTGCGCGTCGGAGAGATCAGCCCCGCCACCGCCGCCTGACAGCCGCGTCAGCGGCATGCAGCGAACGACATCAAATCCCGCAATGGTGAACTGCGCCTGGAAGTCGCGTGCCGCGTCGTGCATCTCGCGGGTGATCGTGCCGGCGCGGAGCATGATACCGAGCGTGTCGACGGTGCGATGGTGGACGACGGGCCGTCCCTCAGGATCGGCCTCGTACACCGGCTCAAGCACGTCCTCCTGCCGCCGGATCACGGGCAGGCCGGCGACGACAGGTACCGACGTGTTCCGCTTACGTCGTGCCATCACGCCACCTCCCGCCGGCCGTACAGCCGCGTTGCCTCATTGACCAGTGCCTGCCGCGTCCAGTCGTCGCGGACATCGGTGAGCCTGATCACGACGATCCCCTGCTTGCGCCACGCCGCCCTGCGCATGGCGAACAACTCCTGCTCCGTCGAAAAGCCGTCTCCGGCAGGTACCGCTCCAGCGAGCCCCGCATCGCGCTACGCATGGGTGACCTCGCTGAGGATCGCGGCGTAGCCGGCAACGTCGACGACGCTGTCGAGGTGCGACGGATTGCGGTTGAGCCTGGCCAGCTTCAGGTCGATCAAGCAGAGCGCGACTTGCGCCGGGGAAACTTCGATGCCCAGCACCAGCGACCACCGCGCGGCGATCTGCGCGAACAACTCCCGCGGCGACCCGTAAATGCCTTTACGGTGTTCGATGACATCGGCGGCTTGCTGCAACAGGAGGACGCCGTTCATCGGACGACTCCGATGCCATGGGCGATCGCCCAGTTCAGTAGCGCCAGCGCGTCGGCCTCGTTGTCGTCGGCCGGCGCAAAGCCGAGCCGGCGAACCGCGTCGATCACCGCCTGCTTGTCGGCGTTGCCCTTGCCGGCAATGTGCCGCTTGATGGTGCCCACCGGAACGCCCTGGTACGGGATCCTGTTCGCCTCGGCCCAGGCAGTGAGATGCGCGAGGTAGCCTCCGTACGCGTGGCTCGCCGCCGTCCCGATATGCCTCCTCACCTCCTCGAACACGACGACGCCGACGCCGCCCGCGGTCTCGTCGATCTCCTGCAGCCAAGCGCGGAAGCGCAGCCAGATCATGCCGCCGCCCTCGAACCGGCCGGGGCGGAACTCGTGAACACCGCTGGCGATCGCGCCGTCACGGTTGAGCACGGCCCAGCCGGTGCGCTGGCCCAGATCAAGAGCCAGAATGACCGCCGTCGTGGGGCTGCCGCCAGCGAGAGCCGTGATCGGCACCGGCGCCGTGACACTTGCATCCTCATGTCGTTGGACCAGAGTCTGGGTAGCCATGATCGTTTCCTCATCCCAGGGGCGTCGTGGTGAGGATGGCGGCGGGGAACTGCCAGGAACGCCGCCGCCATCCGCTCTTCGCATTGCTCTGCGAGATCGGCGGCCCGGTGCTTCCGTTCATCCTGTGGCCTTCGCCACCTCGGCACACCGCAGCCGAAGCGCGACCGGTCGCTCGGAATTGTTGAACAATTTCAATGTTCCGGAGGTGCAGGGAGGCGCTGGCATATAAGGACGTATCGCGTGCGCGCGCCCGCGCGCGTGACGTCGATAACCTGGAATACCTCCCTACACCTCCGGAGCCGAGTTCGCCGTAAGCAGCTGGGCGAGTTGATGCGTACGCTGTCGCATTTCCGAGAGGATCAGCCGCCATAGCGCAGGTCATCCGTGTAGTCCTTTCGCTGCAGCCTGATGCCGACGAAGCCGCTGATGTTCGGCCCTGACAGACGCTTCGACTCGAAGCCGCGCGCCTTCAGCGCGCCTCGGAACTTCGGCTCGCTGCCGGCCGACATGCCCGAGCGCTCCGCCCACGCCGTCCAGGCGGCGTAGAGATCGCGCGTCGTCTCATGGGCCATCGGGTCTCGGACGCAGCACTCGGCAAGCCACCGGCCGAAGCTGTCCTCGTCATCGAAGTACTCGGCAGTCGCCTCGATCACCGCGGCCGGCGGGTTCAGTCCCTCCGCCTGCCATTCGAGACAGCCCTGCAGCGCCCAGCCGAGGATTGCCGGCCACTCCTCCTTGAGCTTCTCGAAGAGGTTCGGATCGCGCGCTTCGGGTGGGATGCGCACAGTAAACGGCAGCAGGTGGAAGCGCCGGCGGATCGCCTCGTCGATGTTGCGCAGGCCGGGCTTGTGGTTGCCGGCGATCAGCAGCTTGAACTGCGGCGTGTAGGTGAAGAAATCCTGGCGCATGAACCGCGCGGTGATCGGGTCGCCGCCGGTGAGCGCCTTGATCCGGCTCTCCGCCCAGCGGCGGCCCTCCTCCGTCTCCTGCGCGGCGACGATGCGGGCGCCGCGCAGCATCGCGAGCTCGGTGGGATGCCGGTCGGTATGGCTCTCGGTGAACGTCTCCATGCCGGCAACTTTCGCGTAGTCGCCGAGGATGGCGGTCAGCGTGTTGAGGAAGGTGCCTTTGCCGTTGGCGCCGGTGCCGTAGAGGAAGAACAGCGCATGCTCGCGGGTCGAGCCGGTGAGGCCGTACCCGGCGATGCGCCGGAGAAAGCGCTGCAGGTCCTCGTCGCCGGCGGTTACCTGGTCGAGAAACCGCTGCCAGCGCGGACATTCCCTGCTGGCAGGTGCGACGGCGGTCATCTTCGAGCACAACGCCACCCGGTCGTGCAAACACATCTGCCCGGTTCGCAGGTCGACAATGCCGTCGGGCGTGTTCAGTGCCCACGGATCGGCGTCCCAATCGCCGGGTGCCGTTGCATGCCGGGCGTCGGCGCGTGCCAGGTTGACGACGGCGGCTACCGTCTTCGCGCTGGCGACCAGGCTTGCGATCTTCGCTGCGGTCTTCTCGTTCTCGATGCGGGCGAGCGCTTCGGCGGACTTGTCGCGACACAGGCGCCGAGCCAGCGAGAACACGCGGCGGGTGATGTCCTCGCGCCAGCGCCCGCCCTGCCACTCAAACCACGCGCCGAAGATCTCGCAGTAGCGGACGTCATCGGCGTGCCGCGCCGAGAACGCCAGCGTCAGCGCCTCGTCGCAGTACGGGATGAGCAAGGGCTCAGCGGCCTGCGCCACGGACTGCTCAGGCAGAGCCGGCTCCCACAGCGGTGCCGCCTCACAGAGCGCGACCAGCTGCTGGGCATCGCCGCCGGCGTCGAGCCAGCCGGAGACGTCGCCGCCCTTGGCGAGGCCCGGCAGCGGCACGATGCGGATGCTGGCAGCAATGCCGTGCAGGCTCGCGGCCACCCTCTCCGCGTGGCTGCGACCGGCCTCGTCGTTGTCGGGCAGGATGCAGACGGCGAGGCCCTGGAAGTGCCGGTTCAGCTCGGCTGGCCATTTGTTGGCGCCGCCGGCGTTGCAGGTGGCGACGAAGCCGAGGCTCACGAGCCGATCGACGTCCTTCTCGCCCTCGGAGATGAGGATGGGATGCTCAGCAGCATGGGCCCACGCCTCGAACAGCCGATACGGAACCTGGCGGACGCCCTTGACCCGCCACGTCCAGCCTCCCTGGCCGTCCGGACGGCGCTGGCGGAAATCCTTGGGCTCGAAGCGGACGACCTGGAAAATCAGCTCTCCAGCCTCGTCGCGGTAATCGTAGGTGGCGACAATCCGCCGCTTTGTTTTTGTCTGCGGCTTTGCCTCGATCCGAACGCCGAGTTCCGAGACCAGCCATTCGGCGGCCTCGCCGTTGGACAGCCCGGTGTGCTTGCGCACGAGATCGAGGACGCCGCCGCCGATCTTGTTCTCGTGGTCGTACCATTCGCCGCGCTTCTCACCGGCGATCTCGACGGCGAGCGAGCCGTGCGTACCGAAGCGCAGCTGCGCGCGCGTTGACAACATCCGGTTCGGCTCGCCGAACAGCGCGTGCGCCACGTCCTCGATCCGCTCGCTGAGCCCGCGGGCGAGCTCGGCAGGCGGCACGCGCCGCGGCGCCGGTGCGCCAAAGGGCTGGACTTCGTTCAGATCAATCAAGAATCACCAGCCCTTTCTCGGCGCGGGTGATCGCGGTGTAGAGCCAGCGCGCCCGGACTTCGGCGGTTCTGCCGAGACCGTCGTCGAAAACGATTACGTTGGGCCAGGAGGACCCCTGCGCCTTATGACAGGTGATGGCGTAGCCCCAGACCGCCTCGATCAGCCCCTTGCGGACCCAGTGGTCGCGACGCTCACGCTCGCGGTCCGGTGCGACGTGCTCGTCGAAGTGTCCCTTGTAGATGAACTGCCGCTCGTCATCTGCGCCCAGCACATCGCCATCCTCGCTGCGCACCAGCGCGGAGAAGCAGTGCTCGGTCTCATCGCGGCAGTCCGAAAGCTCGAGGAACATGCCGTTGACGACGCCGAGGTCGTTGCGGTTCTTCAGGCAGATGATCTTCTCGCCGGCGCCGCTGGGATAGACGCCCGGGAAGCCGGCGGCCTGCTTCATCGCCAGGTTGAGCTGGATGCGGGTGGCGTTGCGCCCGCAGATCACTTGGCCGCCGCGCAGCATCTGCTCCGGGCCCACCTCGTCCCGACGCATCTTCCAGACGAAGGCGTCGTGCTCTCCGTACGAGATCGACTGGCTTTGCCGCGCCATCGTCGCGAGGCGGATGATGGCACTCTCGCCCGCCTGGCGGTGGATCTCGGTCAGCATCACATCGGGAGGATCGCTGGTGAAGGCGCCGTCACCCTTGATCGGTGGCAGCTGACCCGGATCGCCGAGCACCAGGATCGGCTTGCCGAAGGCGAGCAGATCGGCCGCCATCTCGGCGCCGACCATCGACACCTCGTCGAGAACGATCAGCTTGGCGTCGCGGACGATCGACTGCTCGTTGAGCACGAAGCGCGGCTTGTGGATGTCGTCGAGACGGAGTTCCAGGCTGCGCAGCCGCGACTCCTCGAGGAAGCGCTCGCGCGGCCCCAGCGTCGGCAGCTTCGCCTTGATCCCGGCGATGTCCGCCTTGACCCGCTCGATCTCTTCCTTGGTTGCCTCCGAGACGCGGTAGATCAGCGAGTGGATGGTGGATGCCGGCGTGCCCTTGCGGGTCATCACCAGCGCTGCTTTTCCGGTGAATGCGGCGTGTAGAACGCCGCCGGTGGTGGGACAGGTACCGTCCGCTGCCCGGGTCATCGTCTCCAGGCCGAGCTCGGCGATGGCGTGCCGGGTGATGGTGGTCTTGCCCGAACCGGCATAGCCGAACACCCGGAACACGGGTTGCTCGTTGGTGCGGTTCTCAAACCACTGCTTGATGTCGCGGATGGCTTGGGCCTGCAGCGGCGACGGCGAGAAGCTGGCGCTCATCGGTCCACCTCCCAGCACCGGCGGGCGTATGGGCAGAAGCGGCAGAGATAGAAGTCGGATGCGCTGGCAATCCGCGGCGGCAGCTCGCCGGCCTCGGCCGCGCGAATGACCGCCACCGCTTTGTCGGACAGCGCCTGCGCCTCG